TCCATGGGAATTTGAAAATCAGGGTAAAGTGACCCACCACATGTAGAGCAAGGATTCACACTTAAATGAACATTATAGGAGAATAGTACCGGATTTTTACTATATGCCTCTATGGCGGAACGGTCTACGCAGGGGACTTAAAATCCCTCCTTAATTGGGTCTGGGTTCGAATCCCAGTAGAGGTACAAATTATGTTAATTTATATAGTTGAAATTCTTTATAAATTTTTTCTTAGAAATTTGAAATTATTTTTTAAAGAACTATATTATTAATATAATATTCAAATTCTAATTATATTTGAAAAGATATTATTTAGAGTTTTTGAATCTGAGTTCTTTGACATGTTGGTACAATAAATATAAAAATAATTGTAGTCGTCTAGCACACTCATTAAGAGAACAAGAAGGACACTCCAGTAATGGTTGAGACGCAATTAAGTGGTGAGAAGCCCGCCTACAATTAAACAAAACTGATTTGGAAGAGGAGTGGTGGAAAACCCCTTTCAATGAGATGCCAAGCACCTCAGCGAAATAGTTCAGTAAATATATATAAAGGTTCTCTGATAGTGGGAGATTAAAAATTGCCTTTATAACAGAATTTCCATATCATTAAGAAATATGTGGTAGTTGCCAAAGAAAAATATGATTGAAATATATCAGGCTCTATCTTTTGTAGATTAAGTTCGAGAGATTAGACTGCTTGTCCAAAGCACTACCATTTTTATTTGCTCTGTTAGCTTTAATTGGTAGAGCGCCGCACTTGTAATGCGGATGTTATCGGTTCGAGTCCGGTACGGAGCTCAATATGGATGCCGGTGAGGCAAGTTGAAAAACTACTTGATAAGTTGGAATAACATTCATAATTTCGGCTGAGAGAATACCACAGGAGCAGATTGAAATAAGTATTAGCCGATGTGGAATACTATTTTCGTTGAAGCTATTTGGGGTTGCATGTTCCAAGGCAGGCGATGGACCTTTGCAAGGTTTGTGGGAGAGTTCGATTCTCTTCAGCTCCACAAATGGTTAATATAATGGAAAATAAAAAACTTGGGATGTTGAAATAAAACTGTTATATTTACGATTCGTTTCCTATTTCCCATAGGTGTCGTTAAGAGGTCGGCTCGGCAAATGGTGAAAGACTCCATGCTTCGTATGTCGTTGAAATGTAAATCCATTTACGAATACTGAATATTCTGGTCAGCACAGAACGGTCCTCCAAATTTAATTTTGCTCCTGTAGCTCAGTGGTAGAGCAGTAGACTGTTAATCTATTGGTCGTAGGTTCGACCCCTACCGGGAGCGCAATTATGGGGATATAGCTATAATGGTTAGAGCGGCGGCCTGTTAAGCCGATGGTTGTGGGTTCGAATCCCTCTGTCCCCGCATATTGTAATTTATTTATTAAGTTACTATATTATAATATATAATATAAGGATGCCGGGATGTTGGAATCGGTAGACAAGACAGACTTAAAATCTGTTGCCCCGTAAGGGGCGTGTGGGTTCGACCCCCATTCCCGGTACATATAAATTTGGATCACTTAGGTGACAGATATTTGGTCCATTAGTATAACGGTTAGAATGTGTGACTGTCGATCACAAGATGAGGGTTCGACTCCCTCATGGACCGCAAATAGAAATTAATAATCTATAAATATAAAATTTAAAACATATGAAACAGTTTAAACGAAAACGTTAGTTGTGTATGTTTCCTGAGAGAAGTTGGTATTAAGCAGTTTAACCAATTAGAAGCATGCACGTTAAATCAAAATTAAACGCAAATTATTATTAAGTTTAATACAATTTATTGTGTATGCCCTCTTAGCTGAGTTGGTTAAAGCTGCGGCCTTTTAAGCCGAGGATCCAGGGTTCGAATCCCTGAGGGGGTACTAATTTGCTCTCATGGCGTTAATTGGTATAGCGTTCCAGACTTTTAATCTGTGAGGTCAGGGTTCGAGTCCCTGTGGGAGCACAAATAATATAATGCTCCGTTAGCTCAGTTGGTTAGAGTAGTTGCCTCTTAAGCATCGGGTCCAGGGTTCGAATCCCTGCCGGAGTACATATATTGGGGAGGTCGTTTAGTGGTCCAGGACAGTAGGCTTACATCCTACCAACCAGAGTTCGATTCTCTGCCGCCCCACTCTTGCATGCCATGCTTATAAGGGTTATCATTTTTCCTCTTGGTCCAAGTGTATCAAGTGTAAAGACAATGACGTTGGAATGGATAATCGAGAAATTTGTTCCCAGTTTTTTGGTATCTGGATAATAACCATATTTGGTCTCTTGGTTGAACGGTAACAATGTCGGATTGTCGATCCGTACGGTACGGGTTCGAATCCCGTAGGGACCGCGATTCATTATAACATTTTGTAATGAATTAAGGGAAGAAATGGAAGATAGAGATTATTAAATTTGTTTGTGAAAATAGATTTAATAGAAAAGGGTAAAACTCAAAAGCGATTGGGAATATAACCATCCCCTTTATAGATGGGATTTTTACCATCATGGTAAAGATTTGGTTGAATCTAAACTAATCCTAAGTATAAATACGTTTAGCAGTTAGTAGAAACACTGGGAGTTTCTACCTTTTGGGCCGGCAGCAACGATTGGTGGTGTTGTGCTAGACTGTAAATCTAGTCCCTCCGGGTAAACATTGGGGGTTCGAGTCCCTCCCGACCCACTTTATGTTATTTGTTGTAAAAATCTTATTTCCTGCCAGTTGTAAGAAAATTCAATAAATAATATAAACGTTATATTGGCAGATATAGCGATAAGGATAATCGTCTATAGGTTAGGACAGCTCTGTAGTGGGGCAGAAACAGGGTTCAATTCCGGTTTATCACGCAATTATTAATAAATTTAAAGTTAAGAGTTATGAAGGATTATTATTATTGCTATAACGAAGATGATAGTAATTATAGCAAGCCGACGTAACCGAGATGGTCCGTAAAACCATTCTGCTCTATCAAATTTCGGTATTGGCCTCTAGCAGTAAGTAGGTTCGAATCCTACCGGCGGCACAAACAATTCTTAACAATGCTGGTTTATTACGGTATATTGGTAACCGTACCGCCCTGTGAAGGCGGTCTTACTAACCGAAGATTATTACAACCGCGGATAAGTAATAATTAATAGGAGTAAGTATGGAGGTTCGATTCCTTCGAAGGCACAATAATGACCCCATAGCTTAGTGGTAAAGCCCATGACTTTTAATCATGTGACCTGGGTCCGATTCCCAGTGAGGTCACAAAAATATTTTAAATATATGTTTAATTGTAAATATTGTAATAAAGAATGTAAAAATAAGAATTCTTTGGTTCAACATGAAATAAGATGTAAATATAATAAAAATCGTATTACATCAATATTTATGGGAGATTATAATAAAACTAGAAAACCAACAAATCAATATATAAAAGCAAAAGAGGAAGGAAAAGAAATAATTATGTCTGATGAAACTAAGAAAAAAATATCTTGGATTGGTAAACATCATTCAGAAGAATCAAAACAAAAAATTTCTAAATCAAGAAAAAAATATTTAGATAATAATCCAGATAAAATTCCTTTTAAATTAAATCATTCATCAAAACAAAGTTATCCAGAAAAATATTTTGAAGAATTATTCATTAAAGAAAATGTTCCATTAAAATATCATAAACAGATTGATAGATATGAATTAGATTTTTATAATGAAGATTTAATGAAATATGTAGAAATTGATGGTGAACAACATTATTCAGATTATATGATTCAACATGATAAAGAACGTAATGAATATTTAAAGCAAAAAGGTTGGGAAGGAATTAGAATACGTTGGTCTGAATATAAAAAAATGAATAATGATGATAAATATAAAGTAATTAATAATATAAAAGAATTTATTAATTGCTCTCATGGCGTTTAACGGTTCAGCGTACCAGACTCTTAATCTGTGAGGTCAGGGTTCGAATCCCTGTGAGAGCACATTTAATTTAAGTCGATAATCTTGGTTCGAATCCAAGACGAGGTGGTAGAGAAATAGCTTAGAAGAATAGTTTTAGGTAAGCCTTGGTTGACAACGGAAGGTTCTTATTAAATTAAATTTAAATATCGCGGAAGCAGTGTGTAGGTCGCATACAAGGCTCATAACCTTAGTGGTGGAGTTCAAATCTCACTTCCGCAACCAATTATATTCTATCAGGTCGGAGTGCAGAGAAGTACTAATTAGTAAATTAGTAGGTATGACGAACATTAGGAAAATCCGGCACGATGGTGGTACAGAGTTATGGGAAGTTGCAAATTCGCTATAATTTCCGAGGCCGTAGGATGCGTTTAGGCAGTCATACGTTGGAAGGCGCAGATGGGTAGAATATATGGGGAGATAGTGTAACGGTCAGCACGGGAGTCTTATACACTCGATAGTCTGGGTTCAAATCCCGGTCTCCCTACCCCAGTTGGAGTAACACACCGACTAGTATCGGGCACAATATGACGAGAAATAGGATGGCATCCTATATGTGTCAAAACTGATGAGTAGGTCTTGTATCGCGGAGGAGCAGATGTCAGTTGATTAAAAGTTGCAGTCTGGTATACGCGAGCAGATCCCCAGAAAAAGCAAGGATCTGTGAGTTACCGGTCTCAAAATACCGGTTAATGCGTCTTTGGTCTAATGGTTAAGGCACTGGACTCCAAACCCAGTAGATGAGGGTTCGACTCCTTCAGGGCGCGCAAATTTGGGTAGGTAACATAGAAAAAGATTTAAAACTTCGTTCGTTGTTCTCCGTAAGGTAGTGTAGAATCGTGAGTTACTTCAAAAGGTTAATGTAATTGTCTGTTAAACAATGTATCGTTGGTTCGAATCCAACCCTGCCCGCCACTTATAAGGGAACCGAGTTATGGGGTACTAGGGGATAGGAAAGTTTGGAAACGTATTTGTCCTGTAAATCAGTCTTTCAATTAACAACCTCTATGGAGCATTAGGCTAACGGTAAACTGCTCCCATGTTCTGGGAGTGTTCGAGGTTCAATTCCTTGGTGTTCCGCAATTTAATGGCGACGTAGCTAAACGGTAGATAAACAACTTTATTCGCTGTTACTCAGAAATGATGTTGTAGATTAGAGTTACTTCAAAGCATTAATCAGTCAAATTAAGGAAAGTTGGTTCGACTCCAACCGTCGCCGCAAATGTGTCTTTGGCCGAGTGGTTAAGGCAGCAGACTGTTAATCTGCCGTGGAGAAATCCCAATCGTAGGTTCGAATCCTACAGGGCACGCAATATAACAAACTTCAGTGTTCGAGTGAAACGGATATATTTCCAATTTGATGTGTCGGCGGACTGTGTTAAGACTTAGAATCAGGGCGCTACTTATCGACGGATAAGCAATCTTGAAAGGGGTACTTAACAGCATCAAAAAATAAACAAGGTTAAAAGTCAAGCAAGCCCGGGATAAAGTGAGGAACTAAGTTACTTGTTTAGGAAATGATCACGGCAGGGGTTAAGCACCTGCAAATAATGGGTTCGACTCCCATGGCCGCTACTTTGCCATTTAGCTCAGTTGGACAGAGCACGTAATTATATTTTTGTCGAGAGTTACATAGAAATATTGTTGAAGATGAGAGTTACTTCAGCCTTTTAAGCTCGTGGTCGTGGGTTCGAGTCCCACAGTGGCAACTTTTTTTGAAATATTTAATTATAATTAACTATATTTGATTATAATTATATATAATTGGTGCGTTAGTTCAGTTGGTTAGAATACATGCCTGTCACGCATGGGGTCACGGGTCCGAGTCCCGTACGCACCGCATAATATTGTTAAAAAGAGGAGATGCTCCTAAGGTAGGAATAAATCTTTTTATGCAAGAGTCAATAATGATGATTCTGATAGAATAAAAATTAAATTCTTGGAAATTAGTTATTCAGCGCATGCGAGCTATCGTGGGAAGTACAACCACAATTAGGGCGAGGCATAGTTGTTATTGCACAATATTATTTTTGGGCCTATAGCTCAGTTGGTCAGAGCACCTGACTCATAATCAGTAGGTCCCAGGTTCAAGCCCTGGTGGGCCCACCAATTAATATCGTGGGGTAGTCTAATGGTAAGATGCAAGGCTCATAACCTTGAGACAGAAAATGCTTGTGTTGGTTCGATTCCAACCCCCGCAACTAATTTCATTTGTTGAAGAGGAGAGTTACTTCAATATTATAATGATAAGATTAATAAGATTTAAGACTAAATACTTTCTTCATTTGTTACAATGAAATTTTAAAGAAATGGCGGTTTAGTATAATGGTTATTATTTCGGCTTTGTAACCCGACGATCTGAGTTCGATTCTCAGTACCGCCTCATCAAAAGAGGTCGCGCCTCAACGTAACGTAATTAGTCCCTGAATTGATATATTCAAACTAGTTTCCTATCGTAAGTGAGGAAGTTTTTCCATCATTTTCGGTGACAACTTAAAAATGGTGAGTTTTGGGGTCATCGTATAACGGCTATTATACAAGCTTTGCACGCTTGGGATCAGGTTTCGATTACCTGTGGCTCCACATAAACCAATCTTGTTGTATCGTAGAGATACTTCATATTTTTATTTCTCATTGTTTGTTTGATTTTTTGTTTTGGTTAATCTTTATGAGATTGTTACAGATTGGTTTTTAAATTAAACTTTGAACTATTGAAACATTTAAATTGGGATGTAGTATAACGGTTATCACACCAGATTTTGGTCCTGGTAATGGCAGTCCGACTCTGCCCATCCCAACATAAAACTTCTGAGTTTCATTTAGTTGAATATGCGCATGTATTCTAAATGGACTGGTTACCGTTTTAGAGATATTCGAAGGCGCACGAATATTTGGTTATCGGAGAAGAATCAAGGAACCGATTTGGAATAGTAATCCAATGGTCTAGACCAGAAGAAGTTTTTACAAATATAAAATATTTAAGTCACTATCTAACACGAGTTGTGAAAGTCAACCAAGCAGACTGAAAGAGGTTCTTGAAGAATATAATATTTTAATAGATGAGTACAGGCCTCTGAGTAGAACTGGGGTAAGTAATAAGCAAATGTCGACTTCTTCTTATTATGTTGGTTGGATCTAAGAAATAGTCCTCGCCCAGTGAAAGGAGTTGAGTATCGTGAGAGCTCATAAGGCGCAACGCAACAGAAGAGTAAAATCTCAAAGAGATAATGCAATCCGCGTTTTCTAGCCGTGGTTTCTTCAGTCCGTAGCTCGCAAATTTACTCATCTAATTTAGGTGGTTCATACAATGGTTAGTATTGCGGTCTCCAAAACCGTTCATGAGGGTTCGAATCCTTCACCGCCTGCATATAATTGTACCAACATATATTTGTCCCATTGGTATAGAGATTGTGCCGCTGCTTCTAAACCAGCTGAGGTGGGTTTGAGTCCTACATGGGGCACGATGTTTCTGTAAAAAGAACATGGATGTTTTAAAGTTGTTCCACAATACAACTCCTTTTTGGTTAGAGGATAAACCATTTTATATAACTAACAAATTAAATTAAATTAAAATTATGAAACAGTTTTGGTAGATTTTTGATTTAGGTTTTCCGTAAATAGATTTGTTTATAAAAATCTGTTCAATATTTTTTATGTGTTCAACAATATTTGAACAGAACGTTTTTCTTGAACACAGAAATTTTTATAAATAAATATGTTTTAGTATTATGGAAAACAAAGAATTTAGAAATGCATTAGTTAATGCTATGAAATCTGAGATAGCTCAACTCGCAAATGAACAAATAGAGCAAAAGAAAACTCGTAAACTTACAAATCGTCCTAAAGAAAAGAGTTTACAAGATATAGTAGATGAAATTAAAATTAGGGCGTATAAAATCACAAATATTTTATATTATTATCGTTGGATTAGACATGGTTTAAAATACTGGGCTAATAGAGATGTGCAGTCTTTCAAAGATTATTACAAAGATAATGATTCAGAAGATTGGTTTATCAAAAACTGGGATAAACTAATAGAATATGGAGATAATAAAGGTAAAACTCATGGTGAAGTAATAATTGAAAGTACCAAAAATTTCTACAAGAAAAAATGTCAAGAATATAATATTGAATATTCTGAACAAAATTTAGATTATATAATGACAAATATATAAATGATAATAATATGAATACAGAAGATAATAATTTTAGAATAGATTTAGTTAATTCAAGTGATGATTTTTGCCAGACTTACAGTAAAGAAGATTTTTCAATAAATGCTACAACTAAAGAACAATATTTAGCATTCAAACAATATATTAAACAAGCTGAATATGGACATCATCACCACGTATATGTAGCTTACTATATGTTCAAACATCGTATTGGGTGTGATTTTGAAAATGATGAATTAGTTGATAATTTATCTTTACATACTTGGTTAGATAATGAAATTATATATAAATGCTGGAAAATGCTTTGGTATGGAAAAGATGCGTATTCTTATGGTGGTGGTGAAGGATGTATGAAATATGAAGCTATTCCAAATTTTAAAAGAAAAGTCATTGAAGTATATAATACTTTTGCTGAAGGAAAATATGAGATTATTGATAATAAAGTTAAATTAAAAAATAAATAATATTTGAATTTTAACATATACATTGCTATTTATAATTATAAATATATAAGTAAATATGGAAAAGATATTATTAAAGTCAAAAGAAGCGTTTGAAACATTTATTAAATTAAATACATGTGATCAAAAAGGATATAAAAACGTATCTAATTGGTTATCAGAACCAGAAAGATATCCTTGTATATGTATTTATGATATAAGATATAATGGAAATGGTCCTGATGATTTAGATGGTGATTTTGTATATTTGGATGATTTTGAAGAATATGCAGGAATGAATTTGGATGTAGCAAAAATTTATAATTTCATTAAGAAGGAAAGGGAAAATCCTTATTATGATGATAATGCATATCTTGAAAGAATAAAAGGATATGAAAATGTATTGAAATTTATTAAAGAAAACAAATTATTAGAAAATGAAAAATAAATTATATATTTTAACAGATAAGACATTAGATCCTATATATGCTGCAGTTCAAGGTGGTCATGCTGTTGCTGAGTGGTTACTTGAAAATTGGTAGATACTGAAAAATGGTGATCCTGACTGGGATTGGAAAAATGATTACCTTATTTATTTATCAGTTGACATAAACGAATGGTATGAAAGACTTGCTAGATTTGATCCTAATCATTACAAATGGACATATTTCATAGAACCAGATTTAAACAATAAAATGACAGCAATTGCAATATATGAAAACGATTTTCCATGTAGTATAAAACAAAAACTTAAAAGGGAAAAACTATTAAATATGGAGGGTAAATAAACCCTCCATTTTTTTGAATTATATTTAAAAGTTACTATATTATTTATATAATATTTAAAATTTAATTTATATGACATCTACTTATTGTACAAATGATTATGAGCAACTCGCATTAAGTTTCTACAAGAGATTTACTGGTGAAAACAAATACAAAGACTGGTGTATGAATGCAGCCATTAAGGAGCTCGATGTTTTTGTTAGAGGTTTTCTTAGTGAGAAGAAGCGATATGATTGGTGGATGTCTCGCCCAATGATTGAGAATCCCAAAAACAATAAAGAAGCTTGGTATAATGTATTTTGGAAAGCGGAGCATTCAGAAAATTCTATGTATGCCAAGGGAATGAAAACTCAACAGAATCAGTTTACTGCAATGGAGAAGGCAATTCTGATGTGGCTCCCAGAATCAGGTATGACTGAGAAAGAACAGAATAAAGTTCTAAAGAAGATTGAGACACGTAAGAATAAGATTTTCTAATATATGAAAACATTATACGAACGATTTAGAAATTATGTAAAGAATAACGATTCATATTGCAATACATTCAAATGTAATAATCGTTATTCTTTACTAGTTATTAAATATTCACATCTTAAAGTATTTGACATTAAAGTTTTAGATAATAATAAGAATCACATTATTAAAACATATAATGATCTTTATCCTTATGATACTGTAAATATGATTAAAGAACTTATGGCTTTTTATAATTGATATTAAAATATTATAAATAAACTTTTAAATTACTATATTTATTTTTAATATATACCTTAAACAAATTTATAAATAAATTTAACTAGTATTATGAAACACTTAAAATTATTTATTATGTGTTTAGTATTTGTCTTATGTGGTTGCATGGGGCATGATTTAGATAAACAATATGAAGAATATACTAAACAACAAATTAAAGAAAATGTTGAGAAGATTTTTGGAACAACATTTGATGAAAACCAAGATTGGTCAACAACTTCTTCTGGTGTTCTAACCATCAACAGTATTCCATCAAATGTTGATAAAATTCAGCTTATGACATATGTGGCAGAAACTGATTCTACAACTTCATTATTTATGCTTAATGAAGCTAACGTAAATGGACAGACATCAATTTCTCTTGCATATGATATACCAGAAAAGAGTATTGGTATGTACCTTTTCATGTTATCAAATGGGTCTTACAGTGTTAAGTCTGTTAAAGGTGACGTTGTTGACCTAAGTGAAAAGGCTAAGACAAGAAATACGCTTACTGATTACACATTGCCTTCTGTGACTCCTGCAATTGGTCTTGCAGTAGAATCTTATGCAAGTCAGAGAGGATGGCTTCCTGGGCAACTTCTTTATGAGATGTCAGATTATGAATCTCAGAAGATGGTAGCACAAGATTACTCAGATGAATACAAGACTATATTTAGAGCAATTATCTTCTCATATTTCAAGAATGGTAGACAATATAACAACCTTCCATTGATTAAGGAGAGTGGATATTTCAATGCTGCTGTGTATCCTATCACAACTGGTAAAGAGCCTATCGTAGTATCTCCAGTATATAAGAGTGATAAGGCTAAACAGTATGGTAATGAGATATGGAACTCAGATTTGTACTACTACTATTACAAGGAATCAGACCTCGAAGGTAAGAGTGATTATGCAATTCGTCAATTTTTAACAAATCTACCTATGTATAAGGCAATTCAATTTAATCAACATTTTGGTGAAACTGAAGATGATGTTATTAGTAAGAGAAATGCATGGGCTCTTGTATATTGGGGTGATGGTACTCCAGAAATAGGTACAACAGGTTCTTATATATTCCCAGAAGGTTATAAGATTGGATTTATGGTTCGTGCTAAAACAGAATTTAAAGAAAATGGTAAATCCAGAAAACAAGGTGAACTTTATGGAGATGGTCGTTTAAATAATGATATTAATAGTTATAGCGAATGTAATTTCAAAAGCTCTAAACTTGGTACAGATGGTCCTAGAATGGGTTGGATAACAGTTAATGAACGTATGTTACTTTGCTGCGAGTCTGGTACTGATAACGACTTCAACGACATCATCATCGAGGTCGAGGGAGGTGTGAAGCCAATTATCAATATTCCAGAGTTTGAGGTTAATAGTTATACATTCTGCTTTGAAGATACTGAACTTGGTGACTATGATATGAATGATGTTGTAATCAAAGCTAAGAGATTAAATGAAACAACTGTACAATATAAAGTTGTAGCATGTGGTGCTAAAGACGATATTTTAATTAAGAATATCAATGGTAATGTCATTAATGATAATATTGAAGTTCATAATATGTTTGGAGTTCCTACAGGTACATTCATTAATACACAATCACAAAATGCTTCTCCAGTAATTGATGAAATTACTGTTGATAAGAAATTTAGTTTCTTAAATGAAAGCACTCAACCATTTATTTATGATGCAACATCAGGTCTTACTATTAAACTTGCAAAAAAAGGTGAAGATCCACATGGTATTATGATACCTTATGATTTTAGATATCCAAAAGAAAAGATATGTATTAAAGATGCATATTCAGAATTTAATTCTTGGGGTGAAGGTAAGGTAATAAGTAATTATTGGTATAAGAATCCAATTGTTGATAAGACAATGTTTATTGAATAATATTTTACAATAATCTATATTTATTTGTCAGGCAAATAACTATATATAAAACTGGGTAGTTAACCATAAGAACAACTATCCAGTTATTTTTTCTTAAATTTATTGATAATTATAAAAAATAAATTTATTTTTAACTATATTAAAGAAAATAGATATCTTTTAATATTGAGGTTGATTAAGACCTTTTGAGAGTTGAATTAAAGACTCAAAAATATTTAAAGGATTTGAATATAAATATATTTAAATTTAAAACTATGAGTACAAATCAAAATTTGGCTAAAATAGCCATCAACAAGTCTTTGCTTAAAGAATATTCAAATTCAGAATATTCAAGAATTGTTTATATGAAGAACAATTCAGAATTTCAAATTCAAATTTTTAATCCTTATACATATACTATTGGTATTAATATAACAATAGATAATAAGTCATTGGGTCAAACTTTAGTATTGAAACCAGGTGAAAGAATATGGTTAGAACGTTATCTTAATGAAGCTAATAAATTCTTATTCTCTACTTATGAAGTAAATGGTGATAGTAAACAAGTTCAGCAAGCAATTGCAAAGAATGGTGAAATCAAATTAGAATTCTTTAAGGAGAGAGAACAACAAGTATATATCAAAACACCTATTACTTGTTATGGAGATGTTTGGAATCCTAATCAAATTTTATATAGTAAATCAATTGAGCCAACATCTTATTGTAATACAACTATCGGAGATAGGAGTTTAGGATTATGTGATGCAAATAATGCAACATTCTCAATTGAAGCTTCTGCTGCTACTTCTGCAACATATTCAGCAGCGACTGCTTCATTAGATGGATTAAAGAAAAACACTACATCAATTAATACAAGTGCTAAAAGATCTAAATCTATTGAAACAGGAAGAGTTGAAAAAGGAAGTTATTCAAATCAGAAATTCCAAACAGTAAACATTGATTTTGAATATTGGGCATTTAAAACAGAGATCATTAAGATATTACCTGAATCACAGAAGCCTATATTTAAGAATGATTTAATAAAAAAGTATTGTCCAAATTGTGGAATAAAAATTAAAGATAGATTTAAGTTCTGTCCTAATTGTGGATTTAAGTTAGAAGGAAATGTTTCTAATGGAAATTACACAATTGATAAATGTCCAAACTGTGGAAGAAATGTTAGAAGCACAATGATGGAATGTCCACATTGTGGAGAAATATTAAGATAGTTAAAGAGGGAATTTAAATTCCCTCTTTTATTTTGCACTACGATATCTTCTTGATCCTCTTGTTGGTTTTTCTTCATTATATATCATATCATTACCATCATCATCAATTGGTGGAATATCAAATTTTGAATATGAATATTCTGTTATAGCTGCAGTTACTCCACCTGATGTAAATATAGCAGCAACAGCACCAACATATACAGCCATGTCAGATAAGTTAATTGTAATAGTATGATTATACCAAATATCAACTAACATACCAATTACAGGAATAAACAACAATAAAACACCAACAGCCAACACACCTAACATAAATACATATACAGGATTTATGTTATTGTTTTCTTTTGTTGCTTTAACAAAGAAATTATCTGTATCTTTATTTTTCATTTTACTGTATAAACCAAATGTTAATATTTGTAATAATCTATTCATTTAATTAGCTTTATATATTTTGCCTCTATATATAAAACTATATATTATGTTTATTTTTATTAGTTTATTTTTTATACCATTTAGGTGGATTTTTTTGTAATGGTGTATCTAAAAACATATCTTCTGTGTTTTCAACACTACTTACATCCCAGTTTGATATGTCTACATTAAACTTAGAATAAGTAAACATATTTCCCATATTTTTAACTTTACTAACGTCCCAGTTTGATATATCTCCATTTTTTCCAGAATATATGGAATGTATAAACATAGCATCCATATTTTCTACATTACTTACATCCCATTTCGATAAATCACCATCATATAATGAATCCCAGAACATTTCAACCATATTTTTTACATTACTAACATTCCAGTTTGATATATCACCATTTTCTCCCGTAAATTTAGAATGTTCAAACATATATGACATATCTTTAACATTACTTACATCCCATTTAGATATGTCTCCATTAAAATTAGGAGTCAATTTAAATAAATATTTCATATCAGTAATTTCAGATGTATCTATATCGTTCAAATTAGCTTCATCTCCACGTTCATCCGTTAGTTGCTTAATTAGATCCATTAATTCAGATTTATTTTTAGGTTGATAATTATAATGTTGAACTTTTATATCTTTATTGATACGAAGCTTCTCTACTATGAAGTTATATATATGTCTCATTTATATCCACACATCTAATTATTTATATTTAATAATAACATTTATGATTTTTATATGTAAGATATTATCATAAATTAAATCAATTAATTTAGATTAATTAATTAGCTATTTTTTTAATGTAATCTTTGAATTTATTGTTTTATCATTATTTTAAGACTATTTTTAATTAAATTAAATAATAAAACAAAAGAATATAAAAAATTGTAGTAAAGATGGAAGGTTTATTGATTATTGGATGTTTATTTATTGTATGTGTATTTTTAATTTATATTAAAGATAACTTATAAAAAAATTAAATAGACACGTTATGAAAAAAATTATTAAGAAAATGTGGGATAGTTATTGTGAAGCTATATATTTAGCATACTACCCTTATTATAAAAAGTAAATTAGATGTTTAATCAAATAAAAAGTTATGAAACTAGTCAAAAGTTTATTTAAAAAAATTGGTCGTGCATATATGAATGGTGTTAATAATATTTATGTAAATCCTTATGTACGTTATTGAGATAAATAAAAAATATTAAAGAATAAAAAAAATTAACAAACAAATATATTTATAGAAACAATATTATGAAGAAAATAATTTTTACAATAATTTTTAGTTTAATGCTTTGCTTAGGCGTTAATGCAAATGAAAACAACACAATGAATGTTGAAGCATATAATATGAATGTAAACACAGAAATGTTATCAAAATCTCTTAATGCTAGTAAAGATCAAGCAGAATGTATAAATGATATAATGAATATATTCTGTGTACAGATGGAAACCATCAAATATGAGAATACTGAAGTTACAAGAGAAAAAATGTTGAATAATACTTTAGAAATGAATATAAAGTATATGAAGCAGATTCTTAACAAGGATCAATATAAAAAGTATTTAATGCTTCTTAATACTACTCTTACAAATAGAGGATTACGTTAATAACATGTACAATATATATAAATCCAAATACTTTCATTTTTACTACATCTATTAAATAAATAAATATATTAATCAAATGAAAGTATTTATAGTATTTTGTGGATTACTATTAATTATTTATATATTAAAAATTTTAGAAAATATTAATATTTATAAAAAACATTAAGACATAGGCATTTCAATACCAAATTGATTGAAACCTTCGCCTAATTGTGTAAACATACCAAATGGAGTATCTTCAATGCTTTGCTGTTGATTGGTATTCCATTTATTGTTTATAATTCCAGATATACGAGCTTCTTCAATATCTTCCAAGAATGATGAATATTTTCCAGTCTGCATCACCATAGGAATCTGAACAAATGTCATAATAATATCATCATGTCCATAAGAAGCTTTATATGTACCATTACCATTCTTATCTTCGAAGTTTTCTAATTCTCCTAATGTAACTATATCTCTTGTTACAACTTGGCCTTTTTCAAATAATGTCTTTAGTAATGAGCATGCTGTACCTTTATTTCCTGAGGTAAACTTTATTCCTGGTATGAATCTTGATGTTGAACCTGTACGTCCTATAATCTGTTCATCCATTGCAGATTTCTTATATTGGACAAAATTACTTAACTCAATACCGTCTGTAACAATATTGAATCTCCATTTTGTAGAAATTTCATAATCATCTTCATTATAATCCATCAATAGACGATAGAATAAAGCTCCATAAGTATTCCATTCTAATGACCACATACAGTTTTCTCCATTGAATAATTGACCTGCTAATAGCCAAAATTCTAATGCCGCATGTTCAAGATCAACTTCATTGGATCTCCATAATCCTACATGTTGAAATTGATCTTTACCAATTATCTTGAATATATTGAATACTGTATAGTCTCCACCAAATCCTTCAGCAAGATCTATCAATATTAAGAAGAAACATGTCTTAATATCTTCTAAATTGAAATTTGGGTCCCATACTAAATATCTTGGATATTGCAATGCTAATCCAAAAAGTTCAGTTAATTCCAAATCACGTTCTTCATACAATATTGCGTCATCTCTTAATGTAGCAATACGTTCACGAGAAACCAAACATTTATCTGATGCTGAGAATTGTGTACCATATTGATAATAGAAAGCTTCAACAGATCCTAATACACCTATCATATCTTCTTTCCATTTATCAGTACGTTTTTCCCATTGACCTGTTTCTGGGTTATATTGAGGAACCTGATACCAGTCTACTTTAAATGGTGCATATATATTAGTCTTTTCAATAGCACCTTTCCAAAGTTTATAGAATAAGTTAAATCCATTTTGTGTAGACATTATACATACGTTTGAATCTGTAATTGTAGTAACAGTAGGTATGATGTTATTATAGAATAATTCAACATCATTAGGTGGACACCAAGCAAACTCATCAAGAATAAGGAAGTTAATTGTTTTACCAAGACCTGCTGTTGGTGAGAATGATTCAGTTGATATTGAAGAGTTATTATCAAATGAAATTTCAGATTGATTCCATTTCATTGTACCTATCTTTAAGTGATAAGGAAGATAAAGATACATATCCTTAATCTTTTTAATAAGGTCTAATCCTGCAGGACCAGATTTTGATAATATAAGACCTGATTTATCTGAATTGAATAATATAACCCAAAGACAATAAATAGCAGTTGTTGTTGACTTACCTGACTGACGACACGAAAGGAAGATACTAAATCTATTATTCTGTAAATGTCTTATATATGCTTTTTGATAATCACGAAGTTTACAAGCTTGTAAACCTGTTGGTGTCATCAAGAAACATTTCTCTGCGAAATATAAAGGATCCAATGCACAACGTTTATAATCTTCAATTTCTTCTTGAGTATATTTACGAACTAATTCAGGTTTTAATAGTTTAGTATTTTTATTTAAGAATGGACTAGCTTTTAATGGCTGACCAGATTGTATACCTTCTAATGCTTTATTTATAACTGCAGTAGACCATATTACTTTTTCAGCCTCTTTTCCATTTATTTGTTCCTTTATAGGATTATATTCGTATTCAAATTCTTTGTTTGCCATATTTTAATCTGTACTTATAGGTATATGAATGTTAATTCCAAGTCTACCCATAATTGTTAATTTTGCTTTCTGTAAAACTGATTTTGCTTTTATCTTTCCTTTAGTTACAGTTTCTTCAGAATTATTTTTTGTTTCTTCTGCAAGTTTATGAAGTTCGTTATTTGCCTTTTTAACGATTTTATCACCAATAGCTATACCTTCATTTTCACACCATTTATTAATTTGGTCTTCTAAATATTTATAATCTCCATCTAATTCTTTACGAACTTCATAAACAACTGCATCAACAGTATTTGACATCTGGTCAGCAACCCATTCAGGACCTTCTAATGCATATTTTTTTACATAATCAATTTTTTCATTAGCAATATCCATGAATTTATTTGCACGTTTAACTGCATCAGATATAATTTCTTTTGCTTTCTTTATTTTTTCTTCTTTACGTTTATCGTTATTTTCTTCGTGTTGTATCTTACGGTTATTTTCTTCTCCATTAAAAACTTCATCCATCCAATGACTCATAGGATATATTGGTTCTTCACCAAGTTCAACACGTGGATCACCAACTCTTCTTGCGGTTTCTTCTGCAATTTTTCCAGGTATTGATGCAACTAATGATGCAGCTTTACCTGTATATTCTCCAATTAATGCACCACATTCACCAGATATGTCACCAATAGCTTGTCCAGCTAAACTTTCTGCAAATGCTAATGCATCTCCGTTTTTAAAATCTTTAACAACATCATAAGTCAATACACCAGCCCCAACAACATTAGTACCAATATTAACTGCATTTGTTCCTAACGTTGAAAATGCTGTTGTATCACCACCATTCAGATAAGATTCTCCTTTACTATGTAAAGTCTTTAAACCTTCTTCGGCATATCTTTTTGTATTAACTTTATCAATTGCCATTTTAATTAACTTTTGTATGTTTTGTATATATATCAAATGGAGAAGAATTTTGTGCCAATGTACTAGATATAGCTTGTAATAATGCACTTAAATGAATAGTATATGGAATATCTCCAGCAGCTTCTGCTAAAGATGCAAACTGACCAGATAATGTGCTTATCCATTTTTGATGATTTTCTCCTTTAATTGTAACTTGTTTTGCTCCTTTATCTTTATCTCCAATATAAACTATATCATCTTCTATACTTATTCGTTTATTATCACAATCTAATTCAAACTGTCTTTTAGGAGTCAGATTAATATGATCATCTCCAATTTTTGTCAAATAACCTTGTTCATCATCATATGTCATCATACAGTCTCCATTTCCTGAATGACGTGCATGAAGAACATCACAATTTTCATTATAATATTCTTCTATATAGTCTTTTGTTATATCAATTGCTTCATGAAATGGAAAATACCAAAACTCATTCTGGTTTTGTTTTGATATCATTACCCATACTTTCTGTCCTTTGATTGGTCTGCTAAATGTCTGATATGCACCCATCTTAAAACATCTTACCCATGGCATACCTTCTTCAGGTGTTGAATCTGAATGAACTACACCAGGAATCGTACATTTGATTCTTCCAATTTTCAAAGGATCATTATCATAATCAACAACAGATTCTATAATATAATAGTCTAAAAGATTTCCCATAATTAATTATTTTTCAAATATTACTGCTTGTGGTTGTTTTGTAGCAGTGCTTTGTTGTAATTTATATTCTTCTTCCTTTTTGATATAGTCTTCCATTAGTTTAGCATACTTTTCAGATATCTTCTTTCTTTTCTCTAATGATTTTTTCATCTTATCAGGTTCTTCCCATTCTTCAATCCATTTATCATCATTAGCACACTGATTTAATAACTTATCATAAAGTTCAAATATATTCTTATGTTTTTTATCTATAAGACGGAACCAATAATAATATTTATCAGAAGGATGCTTACTATCCATTTTGAAACCTTCCATATTTGTAACTTCTTCAATAAAATGTTCAATATTACCTATTGCACACCATGCACATCCAGTGTCTTTACTATATTCATCACACTTATCATATATAAGTTCACATATATCTTTATAAAGATCACCTCTTAAATCAAGTGGACCATCACCTTGTAATGGTTCATAACCCCATGATCCTTCTGTTATGAAATCTTTAAGTTTCTTCATATTAATCAAATAATTTCTTTAAATCTTCTCTTTGATATTTATCTACTTGATGAGGCCAAGCTTCATTTTCATTAATTACCATATTACAATAACTTGGAAACATATTTTTCCAACCTATTTCAGAATAATATTTTTTATTTTCATAAAGAAAACAATGTCCCCATAATACACCTTCGAATTCTCCTATTCCTAATGTTTCTACTTTAGGATAATCTTCTACATGATTTTTTCTTGATTCATTTATAAATTCATTAAGATTCTTCATTTTCGTATAACTTATTGAATATTTCTAAATAATTTGTTTCATTAATATTTTCATTTAAACCTGAATAAGTTTCTATCTTATCTAATTCATTATAAAAATCATCAATTGCTTTATCGAGATTTTCTAATTTACGATCTTTACAACGATATTCAAGATGCCAACAAGTACTTTTATTTTCAACACCAGTTAATGGATCTCCATGAATATCAAAATATAAATGCCATTTATTATCTAATTTTGAATGATAATCAAATATTTCTAAATACTTATGCATATAAACTAAGAATGCACAAAGATATTCCATTTTATGAAACCAAAAGAAATAAACTAAATGACCACCTTTATATAATACTGCTCCTGTATAATTATCATTTTGTTTTGAATCCAAAGGTTCTATTAGATTCTTTTCTGCTAAAATCTTTCGTATTTTATTAGAATCTTTATAATTACTTATATAATGTGTATCAACAGAATCACACAATTCATTTATAGTATTATACTTACTATAATCATCAACTTGATTTGTTATCTTTGCACCACCAACTTTAATGGCAGCTTCATTGATATTATTTTGTTTTAAAGAATTTGTTAATCGTTTCATAGTTATATTATGCTTGTGTTGTTTCTGGAGATTCTGGTTGTACGTCACCGAGCATTTCAGAATCTATGTCTGAACCTTCTTCTTCAGCTCCACCACCTTCTCCTCCTTCAGGTTCTGTTCCTGTTTCTTCTGTTTCTCCAGTTTCTTCTTCCTCTTCGGTATTACCATTACCTTTAGCAAGTTTTTCTTCCATCTTATACTTTTCATTCAATTCAAGGTCAGCGTCAGACATCTTAAGATATTTCATAATTAAGAACTTAAGTGAGAAGAATGATTCTTCATTACCTTCAGCATCAGTTGTTGCTAAGCTGTCTTTCATAGTTCCAATAAATTCTACTCTTTTAGTCATGATTTCAATATTCATCATTTCTTCGAATAAGTTATATGAATTCCAACGAAGAGTAACTGAATCTAATATACGTTTATCGTTCTTAATGTCTGGAACTGATAATGATAATTGAATACGAAGTGGCTTAAGTAATATTTCAGCAAATGTATTTCTTAAACGTGTTACGAATCTTGAAAAATCAATTTCATCACGTAATGCTTGAGTAGGATCATTACCAAACCATGTTGATTGAGCTTCCTTATCAAAACGGTTTGCAGGAATCTTTGACATCTTCCAAAGTTTAGATTCAAAATATCTTATCTGGTCTGAATCATTAAGCATTGGTCCATTATCAACAAGTGTTTCAAGCTGTGGTCTACCATTTTCATTTTCTGGGAACCAATATTCTTTATTAAATGGCATATTCATTTTACCATTTACTTTAAGTTCACCAGTTTCTGTATTGAATGATATGTCTTCTTTATATCTATTCATTGAAGATGCTAATGTTTGAGCACCTTTTGTTCTATTTTGTGATCCTACTGGAATAGTAAATAATGTCTTAAATGATGATTGAGTAACTGTCCAAATAACTTGTGCCTGTTCAACAATACGATAAATATTAAATGGACGAATCAGACGTTCAAGATATGATTGACGTGTTGATACACCAGAATCTTCATATTTGATATATATGACTTGAGAATCTAGTAATATACGTTCAAATCCAATCTTGCCTTCAAACTGAACCCAATATGTAGTACCATCTTTAATCTTCTTTGTTAATGTATTAGGATCAATATCTACAATACCCGTTATAGCTTTAGGATTCTCAAGATTATCATATACTATTTCATATGCTAATACACCATCTATAAGATAACGTTTATATTCATCCCATGCAAATTTTTTCCATTCCAATAAAAGATATATTTTATAGAATGCTATATCCATTGCATTACGAATTTCTTCAGCAGACTTTTCATTTAAGTCTTGAATCAAACCGGTGTCTAAGAATGGTGTACAAATATAAGATTCATCATCATCATAAACAATAGATTCATTAGCCATGATATCTAAAATGTCTTCAAGTTCAGGCTGCATAGCCATCTTACGAAGTACATCACGTTTCTGCTCTAATGTCTTTTCTGAGAATGATTTGTCTTCTTCAGGTTTTACCTTCCAGTTATTTACTGATGATCCCATTAATACCTGTTGTAAAGCTACATCATCTTTAGGCTGTAATGCTTTATCTGCAGGATATGCAACCATGTTCTTATACACATCATCAGAATAATTCATTCCGTAATGTGAAAGCTTTACAAGTATCTTTGACCATTTCGTTGGCTTTTGCATATTGCCGTATGATTGTTGGAAATTCTGTTGAATAGCCTCATTTATAGTCTGTTCATTTTCCAATACATCTTCTAAGTTACCAAATATCATATTTAAGATTGATAATATTTATATAAATAAAAATAAAAAAAAGATTTAAATAATCGTGTTTTTATGTTTTTAATAATTGTTTTATTTATTAAAAAATAAATAATATATCAAAAATTTGAATATTTTACATATATTGACTATATATTAATATAATCAAACAAATATATGCAATATGGGAAATCCTAGAATTTATCTTAAAATCAACAAATCACAGAACTTCATATCTCCAGTATCAGGTCTTATTAAGGAACTTGACAAAATCTATAAGTCAGATGACATTATGGAGTCTTCCAAGCTCGGGTATAACGAGTACACAAATAATTACATTAAGAACTGTGATGACACTAATATGTTCTATTCAGAGGACTATTCGTATGATCCAGATACGCATATTTTCAACTTCGAAAAGATTTGTGTATGTAATGATGATGATTACACTTCAATGGCAATAGATCCTTCTGACTTTGATTATAAGAAGAAGTATGATGTATCTACAAAGAAAAAGAAGGAAGTGACAAAGAATTTCCTGTCTGAGATTAAGAAGAATTATGCTAATCCAGGTATTGAGTCAGGATTCTATATTGAGGATTCAAAATGGAATATCTTGGTTCGCAATATCAAGAGACATAAGAATACGATGCTTACAGGTCCTACTGGTACAGGTAAGACTGATGTAATCATTCGAATCTGTAAAGCACTTAATATTCCATGTAGGATTTATGATATGGGTGCAATGATGGATCCTTTGACAGATCTTCTTGGTTCACATCGTCTGGAAAATGGATCTTCCAAGTTTGATTATGCAAAGTTCGTTAAGGATATTCAGGAACCTGGAGTAATTCTTTTGGATGAGTTAAGCCGAGCTCCAGTAATGACAAATAATATTCTGTTCCCATGTTTGGATGATCGCCGAATGCTTCCTGTGGAGATCGCAGATTCAAACGGTCCTCGTGAGATTCCTGTTCATCCTGAGTGTACATTCATTGCAACTGCAAATATTGGTTCTGAATATTCAGGTACAAATTCTCTGGATATTGCATTGGAGAATCGTTTTATGATTATCCAAGTTGATTATCTCCCAAAATCATTTGAGACAAAGGTACTTAATATCCGTACAGGTATTGCAGAAAATGTCGCTGAGAAGATCGTTAATGTTGCAAATGCAATCCGTGCGAGATATCTTGACAATAGTATTTCAAAGACAATCTCAACTCGTGAAACACTTAACTGTGCTGAACTTGTTATTGATGGATTCTCATTGATTGAAGCAATCAATTATTCATTCTGTGAGAAGTTCCCGAAGTATGGCGATAATTCTGAATATGATACTATTAAGAAACTAATCATGGGATTTTAAATGGAAGAAAAGATGATTATAATATTAGGAATATGGGCAGTGATTGCAACTACTATGTACATTATTGCTTATTGGAATATGAAATATATTAAAGAAAGTTTTGATAAATATAAAGATGACATACAGAAAGTTGAAGAACTAAAAAATTCTGGGCGTGAATTACTACCAGTAATATTTAATCATAAGACATATTTCATATATAAAGATTCTACAATGATAGAAGCTATTAATATGATTAATGCTGAGCCAGTAGAAGTATATTATGATCGTACTTCAAATAGTAAATATGATTCTGCATATATTTATTATGGATCATCTTCATCAAGTATATCTGGGGAACATCTTATATTACATTTTGAAAACGGAATACTTAAATCAATAAAGAACTAAAATGGAAATAGTCAATAGAAAGGCAAGACATGAATACAATATCTTGGAGAATTACACAGCAGGTATAGTTCTCCAAGGTTCTGAAGTAAAATCTATCAAAGCAGGAAAAGCAAACATTGGAGATGCATATTGTGTCATAACTAATGGAGAGATTTGGTTAAAGAATTCTCATGTCTCTAAATATGATTCTGATAAGTTTACAAATCATGAAGAGAAACGAGACCGTAAACTTTTATTAAATAAGAAAGAAATTCGTAGGTTAGCTTCTGATGTACAGAATCCAGGATATACAATCATACCTTTGAAAATGTTTATTATGAAAGGTAAGATTAAAGTAGAAATTGGATTGTGTAAAGGTAAGAAGGATTACGATAAACGTGAATCTATTAAAGATAGAGATAGCAAACGAGAATTGGATAGAATCAAAAAGAACTTCTAATGTTGTTACTTTATATTATCATATCGTTAACTAATGTGTTTCTTCACATTGTTAGAAGCATATTAGTAATTAAGTCAGGAAAACTATTAGCATCATTTGCAAACTGTATATGCTATACATTTTCTGCAGTAGTCATTAAGTTCATATCTGAAGTTGATTTGTGGATTGCTATAGCAGTACAAGCATCTACAAATTTCATAGGATGTTATGCAGCTATGATATTCTGTGAATATATTTTAAAGAATAAGAATTATGAAACTAAATAAAAATATGAAAACAAAATATATCTTTACAAAAATTAAAGATAGAATATTAAGAACATTACCTTGGATTAAAGAGCGTGAAATGTTCTATATTAATCCAAGTACATTTTTGATTATTGAACCTGATGATAAATATAAAAATATGACTCATAGAGAATGGTTTGATAATCTTGGATATAAAGAAATAAAAGATTGGGAAGGATTTACGCGCGGATATTATAGAGACAATAAGATTAATATATATTCAGGTACAGATCATGGATGTAGTTTTATAAAAGACATTAGAAAATCTGTATTGAATTCTTATAAATATTTTATAGACAAAGGATATGATATAAAAGAAATACATGTTGGAAACATTTATAGTAAATTAAGAATATTTATAAATAAAGATTGGAAACCTATGTATATAGTTGATATGAACAAACTAATTAATAACAATAAAGTAAATATTATAAAGGTATGATAGAAAAAGAAGATATACGATTAAAGAAATGTGATCATAATGAAGGTGCTAAATTCTGGTATTGTCCAGAAATATTAGTTGAAGAAAAAGGATTGTTCAAAACAAAAGAAAAATGGATTGAACCATATTTTGTAAATTATGAAACACTTGAAACAGAATATAGATTACATTCAATATCTCCTTGGGATGAAGTTGAATTAGAACGTTTTTTAATGCGATGTTATGAATGGATTAATAGTCATGATGGAGATGATAACTGGAAAATTGTAGATCATGCAGAATATAATAGAATCTATGAAGAAAATAGAAAACGAATGTTAGAAAAAAATAAATATGTATATTTAAAGTGAGGGAGTAATTAATTACTCCCTCTTTTATTAATTCATATATATTAAAAATAATTAATTACAAATTCTATTTTATATAAAAGATAGACTTAAATGTAATATATGAAAATAGACAGCTGTATAATTGTTAAGAATGAGCAGAATACTATAATGAAACTTGTTTATCAGTTTTTAGAATTCTCAAATGAAGTACATATAACTGATACTGGTTCAACAGATAATACTATTAATATAATTAATGATATCATAAAGGTTCATCATAATGTATTCTTACATAATTTTGAATGGTGTTATGATTTTTCTAAAGCTCGTAATTATTCATTAACTTGTTATGAATGTAATGCAGATTATCAATTTTGGTGTGATGGGGATGATGAACTTAATGATAAGTTAATAGAATCTTTAAAAGAGTTTAAAAATTCAACTGATAAAGATGCTGACATTTATTTTATGAAGTATCAATATTTTAATGGTGATAGGAATCCACATAACAGAACATCATTATTAAGAGTTGGAAAAGGATTAGAATGGCATGATGCAATTCACGAATATATTCAATATACAACTGCACATAAAGTTGATTATGATTTGTTTAACAATGGTTCTTTGATTATTCATAAACGTCCCGCAAATGTTGTTCATACAACACGAAACTTAGAAATCTTTATGAATATGCAGAAAGAAGGTAGAAAGTTTACTGCAAGAAACAGGTATTATTTCGGTCGTGAATTAATGCATAACAAACTTAACGAATTTGCCAAGCAACAATTACATCTTTGTGTAGAATCTGAAGAAAATAATAGATTAGATAAGATTAATGCTATTCTTAGGCTTTATGAAATGAATGATCCAGAATTCATAGATTATTTCTTTAAAATTTTTAAGATTGGAGTATATAGAAAAGATTTGTTCTATAAAGTAGCATCATATTATTGGAATCAAAAGAAAAAAGATGTTGCTGAAATATATTATAAGATGTGTATAAACACTGATAAACCAATTAATCAGTTGACTTTTGGATATGATCCTATATGTCATATTAATTCTTTATTACAACTTGGTGTCATCGCATATTCAAAAGGAGATGTTCAACTATCATTAGATTACAATAAACAAATATTAGACATTGATGCAAATAATAAATCAGCATTAGATAATATTAAATTGTTAGAAAAGAAATTAGAAGATATCAATTCAAAAAAGAAATAAGATATTTAAAAAATATTTACATTTGAACTAGAATTATTATTTATTTTTTTCTATATTTTTTATATATACATTAAATTACATAATTATGGAAGATATTAATTTGTTAAAACAGGAAAATGAAAAACTTAAAGCTAGATTAGAAAAAGCAATTGAAGTATTTAAGGAACAGAAAACAAATATTGAAAATCTAACTAAAGAAAATGAAGAGTTAAAAGATCAAATCAATAGAACACCACAAGACGAAGTTATTTCTACAGAAAAATGGAATACATTAGTTGCTGAAAAGGAAAACTTAGAAAAGACTATTGAATCTAAAGATGCTGCTCATAAAGTACTTCAAGACACTTATAATGAAGTATATGCTGATAGAGAAAAATTATTAAAACAAATTAAAGAGTTTGAAAAGTTTGAAGCAGAAACAATCAATATAAAGGTTCCTGAGTTACAAGAAAAATTAGATAATGCTAAAAAGATAATTGAAGATAATAAAATAGATTATGATAAACTTCAAAAGGAACATGATGCACTTAATAAAACTTATAATAAATTAAATAATGAGTACTCAGATATATATACAAAGTATAATGATTTAGAGCAAGAACGAATTAAATCTGAAGAACAACTTAATGCATTGAATAAGTTGTGTATTCAAATGAAAGAAGAAAATAAAGAGCTTACTGATAAGTATGATAATTTATGTAAGATCTGTGATAATTATGAAAACCAGAAATTAGCATTAGAAAATGATTTATTAGAAAGTAATAAGATGAGAGATGCTTATCTTGAAGACCTCAAAGATAAGAAATCTACAATAGATGAATGTGATGAAGAGATTTCTAGATGCAATGATGAAATTAAGAAGCTTAAAGAAGATATAGATAAATCAAAAGAGATTTACAATAATTTAGAAAATCAGAAATTAGCATTAGAAAATGATTTATCAAAATTAGAAAATGAACATAATCAATTAAAAGATAAATATTTAATTCTTGAGAACGAAAAGGACGCATATTCAAATTCAGATGATGCATTAAAAGAAATTATAGATGTCATCAATAAATATGGATATGAAGCTAGTAAAGAAATTACACCAGTTAAGGAAAATGTAATGAAGACTAGAATTGGTTCAGATAAAGAATTTGGTCAAAATGTAGGTGTATGAAATATTTTAGAATAGCTGAAGGATTAACGATTAATCCTGAGTTAATGTTTGCTATAGGAACAGAAAGTAATAAATCACAATTAGAAGAATGGGATAATCAATATTCAGAATATGTCAATGGAATATATGAGTATCCCATTGAATTAGTTATTGATGGTCAGCCATTTAAACCTGATTTTAATAAAAATATTGATCCAAGTATTTTAAACAAATACATGGAAACATTAAAAGAATATATTATAAATAATATTGGAGAAAAACCAGAATTTAGAATTAATTATTTTGTAATATTATCAACAGGAAATAAGGTGTATCTTACACATGAAGTATATGATGCAATTATGCATTATATAGAAGATAATAGTGAAATAATTGAAAATACACATGAATTATTAAAAGAATAAATGAATATGAACGATTATTTGTAATTGAATTTTTTTCATATATTATCTATATTTTAAATATAATATAAAAAATATCAAACAAATGAAAGTTCCTTCAATATATACAACTGATTGGTATAATCGCGATAATGAGGATTATATTCTCACTAACGAAGACCTTGAGATCGGTTTTGTAAAGATTCCATCAAAGCAGTATTCAAGATTCCTATATAATGAAGACCGTGTTGAACGTATTTGTAATGATCATTCAATGATCATTTCTGAAATGAAAGATCTGTTACGTTCAATGGGTCTTTATAATGTTTCATTCAAATTGTCAAAGGATAATGAAACTGCATCAACAAATGGTTCTATAATTGAGGTAGGTCTGGGTAAGACTATTGAAACTGTAGATGATGCCTATGATAAAATGGATAGGTTGATTGGTATGACAATCCATGAAAGTTGTCATTGCCTTTATACTGACTTTACTTATTTAAGTTCAGTCATTTCAAAGTATCCTGAATTGGTTCATCATATTCACAATGTTTTGGAAGATGAACTAATTGAGGAAAAAATATGTAATAAATTCCCTGGATATAGTAATTTCTTAAGTAAGCTGAAGTACCAGATTTTTGAAAAATATGAAGAGGATGTTTCAAATCCCAACAATACATTATCTGAAATTTTGGCAATATTCTTCTATATCATTAGATATCCAAAGTACCTTTCATCTATTAAGAAGGATTCATTAATTAAGTATGAAGATCTTTTTAAGAAGATTAAGTATATCGTAAGTAATAATGATTGCTTTGATATTAAAAATGAATCAGTGACAAGATCAACAACTGCTGCTGCAATCCAGATTTATGAATTACTTAAAGAATACATCAATAATTCTGAGAAGGAAGAATCTAAAGGAAAATCAAAGAATTCATCATCTGGAGATTCTAAAGATTCTGAAAAGTCTGATGATCCAGATAATTCTGATGATACTGAAGTTGAAGTTCGTGATAAAGATGATGATATCTTTAAGAATCAGGAAGCTTCTGAAATTGGAGGACATGGAATTGTTGGTGTTTTATCAAATATTTATGAAGATATTTCATCAGAATCAGAATGTACAGATATTAAGAAAATGATTGTTTATCATACAAAAATATCTGAAAATAATAATGATAATATTTTGGAAGATCATGATATTCCTGGAATACACCTGAAAATTTCTAAGGATGTTCACATGGTCAATACTAATTATCCTATTCATTATAATCAGTATTTGAATACTGTAAAGAATTATATTAATTATGCAAAGAAACTGATTATTCCAAATAGTTATAGCTACGAAATCAAAACTGATAGGTTCAGAAGAAATGGTTCTTTGGATCCAAACCGTCTTGTGAATGCAATGTGTAATGAACAGACAGTCTATACTCAGAAAAGAACTGTAATTAAATCAAATGATCCTGAATATGCATTGGTTCTTGCAATTGATGAATCAGGTTCAATGACCTGTGATAAGCTTAATGAATTGGCTTCTGCATTCTCAATTATGATTTATGAAGCTCTTAAGGATTATCCAAAGATTAAGTTCTTCGTATATGGTCATGGAGATCGTGTATACAGATATTTGGATCCATTTACACTTAAATCAAAATATACATTAGGAAATAGAAATAGTCAGGGTGGACAGAATGAAGTAGAAAGCTACAGAATTATTGCTGAGGATGTAAAAAGATATACATCGCTTCCAATCGTTGTATTCAATATTACTGATTCTTGTTATATTGCTGATACTAATAGAATTAAAGAAATTCTTGATAGTCTTCGTAATGATGTTAAGCAGCCTACATATTTCAATCTGATTGTATTAGGACATAATGCAGGAATTGGAGCAAAACTTACAGGTTGGAACGATTCATTATATGGAGAAGGAAACTGGGTTATTTATAATCGTTCAAGAGTTACATTTGAGATTAAGACTTTAATTGATGAGTTTACAAAAATCATCAGAAAGAACTTTAAATAATCTTAAAAGATTCATATTAAAATCAAATTGTTTATTTTTATATAATAAATAATGTATGATTTTAATATGAATCTTTTAGATATAATCTTAAATAATAGAAAATATAATGAAGAACATCCAAATGAATATCCAAAAAGACCAGAAGAATTTATAAGTCATTATAGAATATTTGGAAAACATGGAACAAATATTAAATTATATAATAAGACAATTAATGTTCAAAAATTCTTTAATAATACTGCAAATATAAATTTATCTAATGCATATATTGGTTTTTTGACAGATGAATTTGATTCATATGATGAATCAAACATAATTTGGATAGAAGGTCGTAATCTTAATAAATTGATAGATCAAGCAAATCATTATGTATTGAAAATAGATGCAGAAAAAATATTTCATACAACAACAGAATTAATGTTTGATATGAATAATATTGGTAAGATGCTTACTGATTTTATGATATCTAAAAACATATTGATAGAAGATAGGACAAAAATAGAAAATCTTATTAATGATTTTTTCAATGGTTCAGATAAAGAGTTCTATATTATAATGAATGACAGACCTGATGATAATACTAAATATACATCAGATGGTAGAATTATTGTACCAAATAGTAATCTTATATATAGTGCAACTGATGTTGATTTCATACAACAATTGATAGAAAACAATATTAAAAAGTTACGTAAAAGATACTTAGAAAACGAATAAAATTATATAAATAAATAAAATGAATTATATAGATATTATATTACAAGTTTATGGATCAATAATTGTAAAGGATTATGAAGACACATATTTTCTTTTGATTCCTTTATATAATGGTTCAATAAATAATTGTATATATGTTCATTTAGATAAAATTGATAAAGATGCAATTAATGAATTCATTACAAAGTTTAATGAATACGATAATGCAGGAAAAATTGATCTTCTATTAAATGGTGTTGAAAATTTTGCACCAATAGATTCATATTATATATCAGAGTCTTTAGCTAACCAGTTAACTGAATCAATTGAAGAAGATCCATTTGATAATTCTGAAGAAACTGTTAATAATGACGAAATTGAAGATATCAATAATAAGATTGATTCTTTAGTTAATGATATCAATGAAAGTAATGAAGTTGTTGCTGAAACATTGAATCAATTAAATGAAAGAATTTCAAATTTAGAAACAGATGATGATTCTTTAGAAGAAGAGGAAGAAGAAATTGAAGAACCTGAAGAAGGTGAGGAACTTCCTGAAGATGAAGAACCATTAGAAGAAGAAATCACATTAGATGATATAACTTATCCAGATTATCTAATAATTAACGAAAACGGAATTAGTATTAATGATTATTGGCAACCTATATTGAATAATGAAAACATCAATAACATAGATTATCTTATATTTAAGAATAAACTTAAGGATAATGTATTTACTGAAGAAGAGTTGTTATCATTGAATTCTACATTTATGCAAACAATTCAAAGATATACTACATTTAATGATTACAATTTAGGTACCAATGCAATATATAAAGCAGTAATTGATTTTTATGCTAATGGACAGTATGATGCTGCTACAGTGTTGATGAACACAATATTTAATGGAGAAATAAATACAACATCTGTTAATTCTACTTGTGGATGTGGAACACAGTCAACATGTGCAACGACATTATCATCAAGTTCAACTGGTATAAATACAGGTACTGAAGTGATTCCTGTTGATACAGCATCTTGTATTGACAAATATAAAGCTGCAATGTATCAATGGCTTATACAGATGCTCAGTGATACAAATTTCTATTGTTGCTGGATGTTTAATGAAAATGAAGAATTAGATGAATCAAATCCTAATACATTGCTATTAGATATGCTTATAGAATTATTAGAAGAATTCTTAGAATTAGGAATAGATTTATCAAATTTAGGTAATACATCTACATCAACTTGTAATTGTGGACATACAAATAAGTATAATGGATATAAGAATAATTCAAATGATTGTGGAGATTTATTGAATAATACTGGAAATCTTAATAATTGTTCAAACTATGGAATTATTCTTAATTATATTAAAGTACTTAAATGGGTGTGTAATAATGAAATTGAAGAAAATAAGAATAAGATATATGTTTATGGAAAAAAGTTTGCAGAAATATTTCCTTTATTAAACTTTTAATTTAAAATATCTAAACAAATAAATTATTATATAATATGAAGAATATTGCTAATTATATCGATGATTACCTTGAAGATGATCTTTATGAATGTACTTCAAGAAACATTAAAGATATGAAAGACCGTATGAAGGCATTTAAACGTGGTTCTCGTGAAGAAGAAATAGAAGCACACGGACGTCCAATATCATATAATAAGACTTTTAGAGATAGAAGTAAATATACAAGAAAAAATAAACATAAGAATTCTGATTTTTAAAGAATAAAAATATAAATATACGTATAATTTATAATCATGAAACATTTAACAGATTACATTTCAGAAGCAGCAGTTGAACAAAAGATTAATGAAGCTGAATCTGTAACTATTTCTTTTGATTTCAAAGATTTAGAAAATGGTGAAGAAACATTGAAATCATTAGAAGGTAAAGAAGGTTGTACAATAGAAGATAACAAACTTACATTGACTGTAGATGCAAATAATGTAGATAAGCTTGATACTGTACAAGACATCTTACAGCAATTCTCTGATACTATTAGAAAATCTACAAAATCAACTAATGATGAATCTTATGCTCAAAAGACAGCTAGCTTTGAAAAGAAAGTTGGTGAACTTAATGATGCAATAGATAAGATTAAAAATCCTGAAGAAGAATAAACAATACTGTAAAAAATAATTGTAAAAAAATATTTATTTGATTTTAGTAGTTAAAATCCTTCTAGATAGCTTAGATTCATCCTCTAGAATGTTCAAAACTAAAAGTATTATAATTTATAATAAATTTAGATTGACCGTTCTAGAGGATGAATCATGATGTTTTATAAGTTTACATTATTTATAGTAATTGTTGTTATATATTATAAAATCTTCTTCATCTAAATGTTCATTTTTCATTAAAGACAAATAATCAACTTTAGACATATTATTTAAATTATATCTAAGAAGCTTAAGTTTATTTGTTAATAGATCTAATTCATTTTCATCATTAGATACAACGAACAGATAATCAACATCATATATTCTATTAAATCCAAAAGGAATCATTAAATTCTTTACTTTATATATATAATTCATATTAGTATATTTTGATATAAAGTCAGGAATTGACATTTTAGATTCTATCACATTATCTTCAATAAGTTTTGTTTCGATCTTATATTTTGTTATTATAAGATCTTCAATATCATTAATGTTTATGATTTCCATTTATTCAACTAATATATTTATTAAATTAAAATAGTAAAGAAAATTTAAAAAATCTAATTATTTTTAAATATAATTTATATAACTATAGAATGGATAATGTTTTTAATAGAGAAGTTGAACCTTGGGTAAGACCTTGGAATGAAGAGAAATTTAATGATTTATATAATAGAGATGAAAGATTCTTTGCCTTAGTCATCAAAGGTCTATTGTCTTGGCTTAATAGAAATATCGTTCTTTATAATGAGTCAATAAATCATTTCATATTCAATACTGGTTCATCATATCTATATATGGAATCTAATGGTTATGAATATAATGTAGCGGAAACAACTGGAGAAGATACTATGTATATGACATTACCAAGATGTATAATAGAGATGACAGATATCAATATTCCAACTGAAGAGTTGTCTTCTCCATATTCAAGAGGATACTATGAAAGAAAGACAGGTAATCTTATATGTGGATATAATTCAGAAATACGTAGATTACCAATAGAGATAACTATCAATGCAAAATATTATCTTTCAAATTTCAATGAAACAATCATATTGTTACAAGAGTTGATTGATAAGATAATATTCCAGAAATATTACAAGATTGCATATCTTGGACAAGAGATTCAATGTTCTATAGAATTCCCTGGTAATGCAAATCCAGAATTGAATAAGATTGATATGACATCTCCAGAACCAACACAAAGAAACATAACATTAGATTTTAAGATATGCACAAATTATCCTATTATTAATGAACGTGCAGAAATACCTACAGATAAGGTTATTGCAATATTTGGTTCTAATGTAGTCATTCATGATGATATAGATGATAATAACAATAATATAGATTATCAGGCATCTGAAAGGAATAGAGCATCAGATCCAACTGTTACTGATGTTGACAGAAGAGGAAATATTCTTGGTGACCAGACAGATGGTTATGAAGATATGGGATTAGAACTTAATACATATAAAGACCAGTCTCAAGAAGTGATAGATCATGATGAAGAGAACATACTTAAGAAATTAGATATTAATAAAGATGGTCATTTCGATAAAGAAGATATCATTAAGATGTTAGAAAATATTAAGTATGAACATTATAATGAAGACATGGATATGAATAATGATTTAGAAATAGATTATTATGATTTAATTAAAGTGATAACATTAGTCAATGCTCGTAAAGATGTTCATATTGAATATGATAAATATGTAAATAAGATATTCATAGATCATAGAGATGATGGTACTGTAGAAGAAGTTGATTTATCAAAATATAAAATAGAATAATATATGGAAACTACTATAGGAAACAAATTAGATTCATTTGGAAAACAATTAAATGTAGTCATAGCTAATGCATCAGAAACAGATATAATGAATTTTATAGTGAATAAGAACAAATCATTGACTATTACAAATTCATTAATAATATCTGTGCCTCAGACAAATGAAGGTATTGATATACCAGATTCTGCATCATTATGGCTTTCAGATAGTAATGGAAACATAATGGAAATTGCATGTCCAATGTCTAGAATTAAAGAATTGGAACAACGAATTACTGCATTAGAAAATCATTAAAAAATAAAAGGAATTCATTAAGAATTCCTTTTTTTATTTGTCGTTGTATTTTTTTTCATTTGACCATGGATTTGGTTGTCGCCAGCTTTCGTCAGCTTTTGAATTTTCAATCTGATAATTATATGGTTCACGAGTATTTCCAGATTTTACATTATCAGTAAATAAAGAACTATAACCAGATTGTACAAGTTTTCTTATATTGTCATTAGTATCACTACCTGCTTTAGAAGCCCCACGTTTAAGATAAGAACCAATATCATATGTGAAGTTATTTAATTGGTTTTTCTTATTATACCAATCGTATGCAGAATATTCATTTGCTGGTCTACCTCTTTCATATATAGGATTGTTTTCAGGATCATACTTATAAGGTGGCATTGTATTTTCATGAACACCATTCTTTAGCATTTCTAACTTATCTTTGAAATAAGCAGATCCTATACCAACATCTCCATATATATTTCCTTGTGGAGCATCTGTATTCTGTGAAGATCCTAAAAGACCTAATATATAGTTTGTTCCTAAGTCTCCTAATAAATCATTACTTTCAAACATACCATTCATAACAGCTTCAGTAGCATCAACAGCTTGTTTGTAAGAAGTTGGTTTATTGAACATACCAAGTACTGTACCACCACTATGCGCATTCTCTAATACATCTCTTAATGTCTGGTATCTTTCTTGTTGTTTTTGTATTGCTTCAGGAATCTTATTATCATTACTATTCTGGTAGTTTGAATAATTATTGAAGAAGAATCCGTTAGATCCATACATAATCTGATAGAATTCGTTCATTGAATGTTCAACACAATGTGTATATGTGATCTTTATAGATGTATTTCCCATCTGGAATGGCTGTTCATTTGTCATTTCACCTGGAATTATCTGTGCAAAAGACTCCATATCGAATTCACACCCATATAATGTATAAATCTTAAATGACATTCTATCTCCATAATTCTGACTATTGATAGACTTATAATTCATTTTACCTTTATCAACATTATTAAGTAATTTACCACCTAATCCACCAGCTAATCCATTTACATCTATACCAAATGCATTCACTTTCTTATTAGTTGTAAATGATGTATGTAAGTATCTTAATGGTGCTTGAAAGACAACTATAGACATATTGAACTTACGCAAGTTTTCAGGAATCACTTCTTTATGATTATAGTCATCGTAACATGCATATTTATATAAAGACATCAATGTTGTAAGACGCATATCTATAGCATCAGGTGCTAATTCAATCTCTATTGAACGTTCTTGAGAATATTCTTTAATTGAAGGAATTGATAGTTTATCCATTCCTTTTACACCTTTGAAGAACCATGGAGCATTAGAACATATATAACTTAATATAGAAGCGAATTTATATAATGCAGTAATTCTTTTTTCTGTGTTTTCATCTCTATACATATCTTTACAATAATAAAGATATTTTGCTGCAGTGTTTGTACTGTTTTTAAAATTATCTCTATTAAGTAGTCCACCTAAAAGACCATGTCCAGTATCAAAATCAAAGAATAATTTAAAATAAAACCAAGCAGGATCATTGAATGCACTACCTATCTGTTTCTGCCAAATAGCACGTTCATTAATGAAGTCTTCATAACCCCATGAAGGTAACTTTAATTTATATGTATCATTACCAAAGTTATCTTCTAATGCAGGTAAATTTTCATTCAAATTTATTTTTTGTAATTTTGAACCTAATTCTACATCTTTTCCTGTACCTTCTTTCAACTTACCACCTTGAGTTATTGGTTTATCCCATTCTGGAGGTACGAATTTTTTTTCCGTGCTTTTACCAAAAGTATTATCACCAGTTAATTGTGAATATTTATTTTTTGAACTTTTTTCATTAGGAATTAATGTAGTACCAAATGTATTAACTGTATTTGGAGATAAGTTTTTTCTAGATTCTACATTTACTAAACCGGAACCTGATGAATAATAACCATTTCCATCATCCCCTCCATATTTTGCACTTATTTCTTGAACTGCACTTTTATTGATTCCTTTTATTCTACCATTGGCATCATACTCATAATCATTATAGTTAACCATACCATTTGCAGAATTTCTACCAGTACCTTTTAGAAATCCTGACACAATACCACCTCTTATTTCTTCTTTAGCTGCGTTAGCTACTGTTTTTCCAAGTTGAGTTAAAAATCCCATAAATCAAATTTATAAATTTATAGTGAATGTATTTTGAAGTGATATTTCGTCACTTAATTTAGAACGTTCATTTAAATATTTAAAAGGAACATTGTAATCCATATTTGCAATTTTTGCATGCATTCCGGCTTTACCTTTTACATAATCAATTTCGGAAACTTCTGAATCACTAATATTGTTCTCTTTTGACATCTTTATGTAAGATATGTCATATTCATCATGTTTCTGATAATAATTCCAATAATTTTCAAGACTTACTCTTGTCTTATGATATGGTAGTTTGTTATTGAATATAATTATATCAGATGCCATCCAATATTCAGTATTCTTTATTTCAATTATACGATGTGATTTCTTATAATACTTTATAATGATATTCATAATTTCATCTAATAAAGATTCATTATTTGTTTTCATTATTGTATTTGATATCTCTGCGGCATCTAAATTCTTATAAAAATATTCTTCTGCTTTGATTTCAATTTTCATTTCCCCATTACTATTAAAACCAATATTAAGTATTCCATATTCATTTTCTAATAATATGAAGAAACTATCATCACCATTAATTTCTGATTCTATATAGTCTTCACCATCTTCAGATATTAACAATACAGAATCTTCAATAGAGATTCTAAAATCAGATATGTCTCCTAATGTAAGCTTAATGATTTCAGATATATTGTTTATTAAATCTATATGTTCAAACTTAACATTATTAATAATTAGATTCTTAATATTATTAAGATATTTTGTTATAAGATTAAATATTGGTGATAACACATCTGTTGATAATTCATAATTAGATATCATATTCATTATGTAGTTTCCATCATTAAGATTAATTATATCATTAAGCATTTGTTTTTCAGATGTATACCCACTTAAATATTTGAATAAATTATATAATAGTTTTCCATTTACATAAGATGACAATAATTCTTTAAGATATTTATCTAAAGCATCATTATACAATTCATTATGCACAATATTATATTTATCGCTCAAATAATCATTTAAAGCGACAGGTTTAGATTCATATAATACGTCATTATATTCTGATATTGATTCGTAGTGTTTCATATTTGATCATCCATTCTTACTTTTGTATGGGCATTATGATATCCTGATGTCTTACCTTGTTTGATTAAATACAATGTCTGTTCTATTTCACCAACAGATAATGAATATTCAAAAACAATTCCATCTATATAATATATATCACTAAGTTTTACATTAGGAAACATTATTCCTTCTGATGTTAATATATCAATATCTGTTAAATCATGATCATCTTCTGTTGTCATTGGTGGTTTTTTATCTCCTTGATCACCAAAAACATTAGGTTCATTTGACATCATTATTTCTTTCAATTGAGAATTCTGTTCAAATATTGATATTGTTACTAATGTTCCACGTTGTAACCCTAAATTTGGTTGAGCCAGTTTTACTTTCAAAATCTGTTGTCTTCTTTTGTTAAAATAATGTTTTCTTATTATCTTTTGAATATTCAAATCATAGTCATCATCATTGAAATTATATACTGGTATTGGTCTATTGAATCCAGTATCATAATCTTTTGTATATTCACCATCAACAGAATTCTGTTTTGTCTGAATATCTAATGTATTCAATAATGTAGCATTGGAACTATCCCAGTTGACTGTATATATTCGTTCTGTTGTTCCATTATATACTGCATCATTATTAACAATCATACTATATGATTTAATTTGAAGATTTGACCATGTAGGCATCCTATTGAAATTAGTCAATATTCTAGATGTCTCTTCTGGTTCAGGATCAGGTACATCACGGTCAGTACTTGGGAATCCTTTGACAGCGACTATTGTTAAGTCTTCTGGTTTTAATTCTTGACTTAATACCCAAGACATATTGACTAATACAATATAACTATAAGGATCTACCCATGCATCTAATATACTATCTTCATCACATCCAGCAAATTTCAACTGGCTTTTTATATAATCTGGATATCTTTGTGTAAATATATTTCGTAATACTCTATCTTCAATATTTTCAGTTTCTTCTGTTGCAGCAAATCCTAATCCTGTCTTTTGAGCAATTACATATAATAATTCATATAAGTTTGCTTTCGTATTATCCTTCTTCAAGAATCCAGTATTCACTTGTCTAAACTGTTCTGCATCATATGTTCCAAAATATGTGATTTTACAAGGATCAATAGTATCTACAGTCACAGAATCAATACTAAAATGAATTTTAATTGATTTATATGTATCTTTTGCACGAGGAACAATTGCAATCTCTATATTACCACTCATCTGTGTTGTTTCTAGTTTCTGTTCAGACTGTAAAGCATCCATTATTGTTATTTCTATTTCTGGTAAAAAATTAGTAAACTTTACTGCCATATATAATATGTCACGTTGTTCAACAGTATGTGTATTGATAACAACCAATGGATATTCTATACCATCTATCTTTAATGTATTATATTCATTATTTGGAGATGATTCCATATCATCTTCAGTCTTATCATATCTATAGCTTACACCCCAATATTTACGAGTTATAATACTAGATGGAATATTTGGATCAAATATTACTTGAGGATCTGTATAATTTGAACCTTTACCACCAGATGCTTTATTATTTGAAGGCTTCTTAGGTTCTTTTTTATTTGTATTGTCTTCTTGTTTTTGTTCTTCTTGTTTTTGTTCTTCTTGTTTTGGTTCTGCTTCACTTGTTGGTTCTGTTTCGCCTGTTGGTTCTACTTCGCTTGTTGGTTCTGATTCACCAGTTGGTTCTTCACCAAATTCATAACCTTCAAAATTAATTTCAACTCCTAGATTTTTTTTTAATTCTTCTTTAGATCCCTTACTTCTTGCTATTTCAATTATATAATTACCATTTTCATCAGTAACTACCCAAGTAAATCCGCGTGCTTTAGCTGTATATGCCATAATTATAATTAATACATTTTAATAGAAGACAATACCGTTAGATTTGTCTATAATATAATTTGATTCACCAACAATCTGTTGATTAGGTGATCTACGTTCATTCTTACGTTTTTGATAGTTTTTAGAACTTGTTATTTCTAAATAAGTTGATGCATCATCATCAATGAAATCACTATCATTTGATGCTTTATGTACTGCATTAGTTATATAACTTATAGATGGTACGAATATAATATCATCTTCATTCATTTCAAATGGATTGCTTATTCCATTCAACTTACATATTATGTCTCCATATTTGTCATCCCCATATAAAGCTAATGAAACTAAATCCGGTCTACCAACATAATACTTATTAATAATCAAAGGATATCCTTGAACAGCTGCTGACTTATCTAAGACTTCACCAAGTAAGTCTATAAATTCTTCACCATTTCGTTTAACAATCTGTTTACTATCAAGTATTTTATAATCAAGCATATCACTTATTCATTAATTTAATTAAAAATAAAAATAGGTATAAAACTATCTATCAAAAAATAGGAGCAATTTGATTTGCTCCTATATTTTATATTCCTCTTGCATATATTGTATTATCATATCTTAGATAACTTATCTCACCAAACCCATACGGTTGTATTGTTATTGCAAGTTGTGTTCCATTTGGTACTTTGAATTTACAAGTGTTATTGTCAGTAACTGTAATATTGTTTTCAATTGTTAAGAATACTTCATTAGCAGTTGAATTGACATATATAACATTAATGATTTCTTTATTATCAATAACCTTACCAACATTAGATAATGCACGTGTAGAAGTAACTGTTTGCGTTATTGCTTTCTGACGTTTAATTCTATCTAAAAATGTATTCTTATAAATGATTTCATCATATACAGCAGTTGATATTGCATTGAATATTGATAAGAATTCTGGAGTATCACTTATTAAATAGTTTTCACCAGTTGCAAAATCACCTTTAGTTATTTCTGCACCATTCCAGTTTGTCCACATCATACTATAGATCTTATTCATATGATCTATATTTGATATACCATTTTCATAGTCTTTTAATGCTTGTTGTATCTGAGCACTAGTTGGAGTAACAGCAGCTTCACTTAATGTAGATATGATAGGCCCATTAACAGCCTTGACATCTTTATACATATAAGAGAAATCATGGAATCTTACTCCTTTTATTACAACACCATTATCAGGAAAGAACCCACTATTATTATTATAATTATTATTATAGAAAACGTGTGATTTCATATACAATTCTAAATATTAATTTAAGTTTATGATTTAAGCTCCACGTGTATATACATAGCTTCCTTTTCTCAAGAAGTTAAGTTCTCCATAACCACCTGCAGGTATACTTATAGATAATCCTGCAGGATTAGGAACTTTAAATATGCATCCTGATATATTTGATACTGTTGCATTATTATTGACTGTCACTGTAATTGGAGCATTACTTGTATTTTCAATAATTTCCATTAAGTTTTCATTATCTTTAATTACAGCTGGTGTAGAATTAATTGTCAAACTAGTTCCTGATGTAATTTTCTTACATAAGAATAACCCAATCTTATCAGTGATATTTTGTTCAACTATAATGTTTTCATATACTGCTTCAGATATATTATTGAATATTGCTAAGAATTCTGGAGTATCACTAATAACTACATCTTCACCTGTTGCAAAATTACCTTTTTTGATAATTGCACCATTCCAGTTAATCCACATCATACTAAGCATTTTATTACAGACATCCAACTGTCCACCAGATAAAGCTGTAATTAATGTGTTGTTATTAACAAGATTCATAATAGAATAGTTTACAGATCTTGCTCTCTGGCTAGTGTAAGAGAAATCAGTGAATTTAACACCTTTAATTGTTACACCATTACCACCAAAATATCCACTATTGTTATTCCATCCTTGTTTAAATACGTGAGAAGTAATTGTATTCATATATTATTTATGAAATATATATTTAAATTTATTTATGTACGATTGCGTAACCAAATCCTAAATTATCACCAGCCATAAATTGATATGCTGTATATGTTCCTCTATATTGAGATCTTTTTGGATCATTATCACCCCAACGATTAATATCTCCTAAAGATACATTAGTCATTTCACCTACAGGATCACCAGTAACACCAATACCATCTTGTATTTCTAATTCATTTGGAATGATGACTACATATTGGTCACCAACATCAACATTAGCACCAGCATCAATAGTTATACCAGAAATAGAATCCCATATAATATTCGTTCTTGACATATTTTCATATGCATTTGTTACAGGATTATATTTCTTAAATGTTCCTGCTGATAGTTGTGAAAGATCTTTAGTACCTAAATGTATCCAACCTCCATAGTGTAAAGCGTGACGTAAAGTTATATCTCCAGATGTTTTTGTTCTAGCATCACTATTATTAAGTGTAAATGCGTTATGTCCTACACCATCAAATGCAACAGCTGGAGCATTATTGATAAGTTGTCCAACATATATCCACCAGTCAATCATAAGACGTTGTACATTACATTCAATCAAATCAGATTTAACAGAACCGACTTGTATGTATGCATATTCACTTCTATAGTTATCAGTATCATTTAATGAAGCACATTTAATCTGTCCACCAACAATAGAAGTAGTTATGTATTTTATTGGAGAATTCTGTAAATCTTTAATTGTGCTATACACTGTAAGATAATCTTTTAAAGTAGTCATACTTGAATTGAAATACCAAAAATATCCATCAATTTCTTGTCCGTTTGCATATTGGAATATAATTGGTGCTCCAGAAATCTTTTCAATATATGAGTCTTCACTACCACCATAAGTAGCTTTTGTGAATCTTATACCTTGTGTAGACTGATTTCCATTTGTATAGTTTATTATGATATTTGTTAATATATCGTTCTTAAAGTATTTCTTATGTGTAGAACCACCTGATGAATTACCATTTTCATCTGAATCTAAATATCCTTTATATTCATAACGAGCAAATATCCAGTCGTTAGTCTGATTACCGTTTATTGCAGTGTCTTTAATCCAAGGAATTGTTATTGTTTCTTGATGATTAATCGATAATCTTTTTGCAGAATTATTCAAATCTGCTTGTGATACAGTAACTATATTATTATTTACATTACCTATTAAAAGTTTACCACTAACTGTTGATGTTTCTAATATTGTGTTATTGTGTGGTCTAACAACTAAGTTAATCTTAAATTCTGCATCATCTTCAAGTATAGTTTTTCTTTTCATCACTGAATTATTATCATCAAAGAATAATGCATCAACATTAGGAAGCATATAGTCAATATGTGCACCAGATGTTGATATACCTGCATAACTCCATACATTAGCTGGTAAATCTAATCTTCTAAATATATACTGACTTAACTTCATCAACTGTTTTTGGTATCTCACTGCACCATTTCCGTTTATAGGATCCCAGTTTGATAACTTGATTCCCATATATGCTCTTTCTGATTTATTAAGAGAGAACTCAGATGGTACATCCAATGTAAATGATATCATATTAGTAGTTTCAGCATTTGCTACAGATGTATCAAAATTAAATCTACTAGCTGAAACGCCGTTTGTTTCTCCTATTAAATACTTCATTGCAGCACCATCTCTTGCAGTCAATGTAACATCTAACTTAAGTTTACGTACATTAGATGGGAATATCTCCATATTGAATTGAGATGCTTCATCAGGCATAAAGTATATATCTTTATTACTATCAGGATCAATAGTAACCCATTCATTATCTATCATAGCAGATAAATTGAAACTTATTGGGTTAATATAAGCATATGTTACTTGAAGATCAATAGGTGGTAAGTTCTTTAATGATTCAAAACTGAACGATACCTTTGTCTTATCATGTGGATCATCAGGTTCAATGTTTTCATTAACTGTTATTTCATATATTACACATCTTTGATTAACTGGATCTTCTCCTTTAACATATACTATATTATCTGTATACTTTAATATCTTATTAATTAAATTAGTCTTCTTTGTATTGTTATTAATGTTTATAATTTGATTCAATTTTTCAGAAGCAAACATTGGTGATGCAGTTACTGAAAATTCTGTATTATTACAATATATAGAATAAGCATTAGCAGGAACTGAATATAAAGCATCTGCCTTTTCTGCTTCATAACTAACTATCATATAGAATTTATTGTCTGCTGCATCAATTTTATTGATGTTATATAATGTACTTTCAAAAACATATTTATCAAATGTTCCAAAATTAAGGTTTTCATCTTGATTTGTTGTTTCAATTTCATTTTCCCATTCAACACCACTAATGTTTGTAATAGATTTTGACATTGCACCAGAATTCAAATAAGGAATCATTCCTCTCATTTCAGTTTGGTTAATAAATGTATTATATGTTTCATTACCAGTCTTATATATGAAACCAACAACATTATATGAATCAACTTTAGCAACAGCATTTAATGAAAGCAATCCTTTTGCTAAATCAAAATCAAGATTAATAGTATAAGTATCCATGTTGACACTATGATTTTTAGGGTCAACATTGTTGAATTTTGTTAATCGTTTTCCATTCTTCCAAAGGTTATTGAATGCATATTGATTCCAATCACGAGTATTTTCAGGAACATCAGAATTAAGTTCTCCATTAACAATAGAACCAAAATTTCCGTAATCTGAAACAAATATTGCAAAAGGATATCTACGTGATAACTCCATAGCATCCATTTCAGAAGGTATATTATTGACAAATACTACTTTTTCAAATAATGATATATCGTTATTATCCATTATATAACTTACATTTATTTATATTTAATAATAATTTAAAATTTACTGCTCACGACATCTAATCTATCTTTTAACGTATCTATTGAAGAATTATAAGTAACCCAGTAAATTCTATTAAACTCTTCATTGTTTAATAATGTCCATGTTTGTGGTTCTGAAAAGTATATTCCTTCACCATTTCCTGCAAAAACATCTTCAGAATAATCATTAGTCTTAGAAAATATCCTAATCATTAGCTTACCAACTTCACTTAATGGGCTTTCAGAAATTCTTACTTGATAGAAATTATATCTTAAGTACATTCTTGGATTATATCTTAACAATATTGGTGAACCATTTGTATTCTCTTTACATATTCCAGTTGCTCCTGTCCAGTTGTATTCACTTGTTGTTGTAACAAACCTTACTTCATGTATTTCAAAAGACTTCGGTAAGAATACATTTATGACTTTTGCATATTGTGTTCGTACTGGAATAAATATATCTTTATATTCTCCTGGTTCAATATCTCTAATTTGTATTTCACCTTTATATGCATATCTATCTGTACTATTTTCTAATGAATATTTTATATCATTCATGTTTTGTTCTAACTCACGATTGATATAATATTTTAAAGAATTAATAGGGTGTATTACTAAAGGTTCAATATAGAAATCTTGTGATCTTAATATATTTTCTAAAGAATATAATTTAAATTTAGGATTAGATAATACTAAATCTGGATATTCTTTATATTGTTCTTTAGCAGTTTCATTCAAAGATATCATTATCTTATTAACAACTGCTAAATCTTCTCCTTTATCAATTCTAAAAGGATCTATGAATTCATGAACAATAGATATGATTTTCTTATTATCCAAATTAGCCCATTGTAAATTATTGATTGATAATGGTGTTGATATCTGATTAATAGCATCATCAGAACTAGCATAATAAGACATATTCACTTCCCTGATACCACCACAATCGTTAATATTACAATTTATGTTATATGTTATTTTATTGATAATTGTTCCTATAGGAAATTCAACAAGATTTTCATCTTTTTTCAACTCTAATTTTTGATTCTGATTATATATGATTACTTTTTCAATATCTACTATTTCAAAATTCTTATATTCTGCAGGACGTCCTTTGAATATAATTTCATTAAGTGGAATAACTTCACCATTTTCATCTACAATATATACAGTTGGATTAAGTTTTTCTGATATGTCTCCTAATTTTTTCTTCATAGAATTCATACCATTATTCAAATCTTCAATATTCTGTGTTAATGTTGTAATATCAGTATCATAATTATTTAATATATTAACAGCAGATTCTAAGTCATCTTGTGTCTTATATCCCCAACCACCAGCAATAAATTCATTACCAAGATATAAATAATTATATCCTGAACGATTATATATAATGACAGCACCATGATCTTTTAAGATATCCATTGTGCTTTTTCTTTTTGTTACAATACACTTTAGATACTTATTATTAAATCTGTTTAAATCTGTTGTACTTTGATTAACTCTCATTTTAATTAAATTTTATATTTTATGTCTCTGATAAGTTATCCACTAATGATGAATAATTCTGCATAGATGCATTAGATTGTGTATAATCATATTTTGCAGTTATGCTTATCATATAATGATCAATGTCTCTTATTAATGAAGATTTCAAATCAAATGCAATTGTCTTCTTAATTGAAGATTTGACAGTTGTTTCTGATGATGATAAGAAATATTCAAATATCAATGGAACAGAAAGACTCATTCCACTATCAATCATTATATATTGATTCTGTTCTTTAGTGTTACATAACACTTGAGTACGATCAATTAATTCTGGTACAAAAAATGCACCATTATAATATTTCAATTCCTTTTTATTCTTTGTCTGTGAATCACAGAATTCAGTCAATGAAGTTCTTTCATTAAGATATGATAATACACCACCTTGTGGAGTATATGAAAGATTTTCAAACTTCATTATATATTCATTATCACTATCATCAATATTAGCATATATGAAGAAATCATTAATTTTATTGTATTTCTCAGATAATGATAAATCTGTCTTATTAGGTTTACTATATGTAATTGCAGATTCTGATATATCTAAAAATCCTAATGGATTTGATAATAATGTTGTTGTCTCGCTACGTCTACGATAACATAATAAAGGTTGTTTATCGTTTGAATTGATATAACTAGATAATGTACCTATGAAGTTTGATTTAATTCCATTATCTATTGAATTGATATCTTCTTGGCGTTGTGTAAGCTCATCTAAATATAATGATTCTTGTGTATATGGATTTGTCTGTCTAAAATAAATCCATTGACCTAAGTATTGAGGCATCACACATTCTGACAATACTGATGAACCACGTTTAAGCATTGGAACTCTTTCATAGTCCTTTACATATTGGTTATAATAAGTATTATCTGACATTAACAATGGTGTATCAATGTTTCCTGGGAATATACTATAGAACTTAATAGGTGTACTTCCGGTGTTTTTAATTACAATATTCAATTCTTTCTTAATGAATGTATCTGTAGTACCATTGATAAGTTCATTAATAACAATATTATTAGATGTAGAATTTGATAATTCTAATGTACTGTTATCCCATTCTAAGTATACAGCATACTTACTAAATATTTCATTATTTACTGTTGCTTTATATTCAGTGATGTCATTATTCATTTCTGTAAGTTTATCTTTTAATGACACCATTTTATTTTCAGGAGTATTAAATCCTGAATAAATGTTTTCTGGCATATGATAGAATACTTGAGAATTATCAACAATCTTATTTGTTATATGTTCTTCATATCCATCATTAACCAAAGTCTTCATAAACTGTGCATTACGATTATCTTCAGCATTAGTATCTAATATTGAAGTTATTTCATTTGTCTCAGTATATTCAACTGGAAATTCTACAGTTATTTCATTCGACCATGGTGTATATAAGTTAATGAATGGCTGACCTACATTAAGTTTATATCTTATACGAACAATTACATCTTCTCCTTGATTGATTGGAATATCTATTTGGTTCCATTTTATGACATTGGTTGTTGTATTATAGTTAGAGAAAGCAATTTCATATGTATTAGAATCAGTATTGAATTTTAAGAATCTTTCTCTTTCAATATTAGAATATTTATTCCAATCTGTAAATATGACATCAGATAAATTTGTAACAGATGTTGAATCTTTAGATATTGACTTATATTTATATTCAACATCTAATCCTATAAGATTACATTCTTTACCAAAGTTTTCATGTATATATGCTACAATAGGAGATTCAATAGATGAATCATATTTATCACTTGCATCAGTAATACCTCTTATTCTATATTTAGGTGAACTAATGCCTTGAACTTCATTTTGAATTTGATTTATATTTTCAATTACACTAAGTAATTGTTTTTCTAATGTTATACGTTCATTATAGTATTCATTAAGTTTTTCTTTTAATGATGACTGAGTAACTGTAGATTCTTGTGAAAAATCTGTTGTTGTCAATTGAGAATACACTTGGTCAACATTGTCCTGAACAGATCTTAACTGTGAATTGATTTCATTCTTCTGTTCATGTAGCTTAATGATATTTTCTGAAGTATCATCATCAATTAGATGCTTATTGATACGTGTTACTTTATATATTGGTTCTTCATCTAAATATAATGATTTAGTAACCATATTTTTCATTTCTTCAGAATCAGTAAGACGTTTCAATTGAGCATTAGTATAATTAGATGTCTGAGGATATGACAATTCAGTAAATCCAACCATCATATCACCAATGTTCTTACAATACTTCTTATAGTATGAAATATATGATATCTTATTACCAGTATTATCTAACATAAGATTTCCATTATCATCTTTCATATAGATATCATTCAAATTAAGATGAATGGCTTCAGATAATGTACTCTTTATATTATTATACATTGATCCTATGAAAAGAATGATACGAGGATTTTCTTCCAAAGGAATATCAATATAATGATATTGGTCATATGAAGTTGAATATAATTCTAAAATCATTTCAGAATTCTCTTCATATGTCTGTAATGCTATATGTCCAATTGATTCTTCAAGTATCAATATATGATCATTTAAATCATTTGTATTTGAAGAATTGTTTATTGTCTGTACATCTATTATCTTATATACTGCATAACTATTTGGAAGACAAAGATATTGTCCTTTTTGTAACGTATGAGATATTGATGAATCTTCTTTATCAAAATACTGTATATGATCAACACGAACAATATATCTTAATGATCCTGTTGCACTGTCACCATTTGAATAATAAGGATTTTCGGTATCATCAGGAAGTTCTTTAATCTTAAATTCCCCAATATACTTATCTTCCTTTATAGGCATCTTTATAGTAGAATCATATTCTTCATAATCAACACCCAATGTCTTATTATATAATGCATTCTTAATATCATTATATGTCTTATAGTTCAATAAATAATCTGCATCACTTTCATCAAATAAAACAATCTTCTTAACAAATATATCATTGATATTATCTGTTATGTTTTTTAAATTGAATCTTATGTATGTCTTAGGATTGACTAAATCTTTGAATATATTATTGTCTTTAACATTAAATCCTAATGAATCTTTATTAGACACAACAGGAATAATAGGAGCATTATTTGATTTTACTAATTCCAATTTAAACATATCGGAACTTCTATTAAACCAAGCTTCTCCTGATTTAGGGATGTCAAATAAGTTATCAATAATATTACCTAATTGTTCTATTTTATTCTCTAAATACAAAAATGAAGGTATTCGTATTGTAGATGTAGTATTGTCACCATTTATAATATTGATACTTATTTCAGATGATGAAGTAGACAATGCTTGATTGATAGCATTAAGCATACTAACAGCATTATCCATCATCTTTTCTAAATTAATGTAATATTCTTTAAGTGAACTAGATGTATTTAAGTTTTCAAGATTATTCATACTTAATAATTATTTATTGATATTTCCATTTAATATTATCGATAATTGATTTAATTTCTTCCTTGAATGTATTCATATCATTATGTAAATCATTATCTAAAGTATTCATTTTCGCTTGTAATCTATCTAAAGATTTAACACTACTTATGTTATTTAATGTTGTCTCTATTTCATTTATACGAGCTTCTAAACCAGATATCCTATTATTTGTCTTTTCAAACTTATCCATTACTTGATTAAGTCTTATAAGAACTTGAGAGAATGTTCCAAATGAAGCTCCCTTTTCAGAATTGATTGCATCTATCTCATATTTTGTTGAATATGGGAATGGTTTAAATTGTGTGCTAATCAATAATGACCAGACTGGAGACATTCCAGTTAATGAATCTCTTATGATTGTAATGAATGAATCTGTATCATCATCCCCATTAAACCATATTCCTAATGGCACATTATGACGATATTTATTAATATTATTCAAATTAACAAAATATGATCCAGTATCTTCATCATAATCATCATAACCAAGTATTGTATAATTTGTCTTATAGTTTATATTTGTAACTTCATATAATGGTATGATACAATTGAATTCTAATTTGTTAATCTGTTCATTGTTCTTTAAGAATTCTAATGATTTAATATTTGTATTAATTTCATATCCACCATTGAAATCAAAAATAGGAGTCACATTTTCATAACCAGGAATATTAGATATGTCATCCCACCCATATATTCCTTCATAATCATAATCAATAGTTGTTATACTTATGTCTTCATCAAAATTTACTTTAACCTTCTTAATTTCATTTAAATCAATTGTACATATAATATCTGTATATATTCCATTATAGTCTTGTTCTGTTATATCAGCAGAATACATATTTAAATTGAATTCACCTTCTGTGTTAGGCATCAATTCATCAGATTCTTCATATGTGCGTAATTCATTATGACCTGTTTCTTCATTAAAGTATAATATTTTATTAAGTGCTTCTAAAAGATAAGCTATTGGACATAATCCTTTTTCATGTTTTTCAATATTATCACGAAGGAATGCCATCTTATTTTCATAATATGCTGCTAAATATTGTATTAACTTTGGCTTAGTCTTATTAGTCAAATTATCAATAGCTAAACATAAAAATCTTGAAGGAAATATCTTAGTATCAACACTTAAGAAGTTTCCTGTCATAGATTCTGTATAGTTACTAAATGTCAAAAACTTACTATCAGGCCCTTCTGTATAGAATAAATTTGTCTTACGTTTCATTATATAATTTAAATGATTTAACTATTTTATTAAAAATAAATTATAATATTAAAATATATTGAATTATATCAATATGTTTCTATATTTTTATTAATCTAATTTATAATTTTTTAAATATTGTTAATATGGTTAAAATATTGAATGAATATTAATCATTTAACTATATATAAATATAACAATTTAAATATTAATTAACAATTAAAAATAAAATTTATATGAATAGAAAAAAGACTGGTGTACGTTATTTGAAAGTAAATTATAACGTTAATCCTAAGAAGAATGTAGTTGCTTGTCATTTGATTTTTGGTTTGAATCTTACTAAGATGCCATTTGCTGAAATGCTTGTACATAATGAACGTATTTATAAGCTTTTCAATAAGGAATTTAGTGTTGAATGGATTGAGGATGAATCTGGAGAAATTAATCCTTATGTTACAACACAAATTGTAGCTTTTGCTGATTGTGCTCCTGAGGATACATTTGATGCTGACCTTGGTAAGAAGATTGCTTTGACACGTGCTCAGTCTGGAGCATTTGATACAGCTGCATATATTTATGATGTAATTCAAAGTGAGTTATTGAAGATTTCTAATGATTTTGATATTAAGGCAGAGAATTGTGTATCTGCAATTCAAAAGTGTAATGAACATGTTGATTTTTTGACAGGATATACACCTGATGAAACTGATGAGTAATAATTAATACTAAGAAAACATAAAGTATAGTATTTATTAGTATTGAAAGATATTAATAAGTATTATACTTTTAATCTTTAATAAGTTATATGTATTTGAATCTTTATACAAGAGAACTTCTTGATGCTATAGGTGCAAAAAATATATTCTGTTATCTTTTTGATACTTACATATTCAATAAAGAAAAAAGTAAACGAATATGTGCAAAGTATGAAATAGATGATAAAACAGAATTAGATCAAAAGGTAGAGATTGATTTGGATGATCATCGTATTTGGGATAATGATATATTAGATGAATTTTATGAAGATGATTTATATCATTATCTTGAAGATCGTGGATATGATTTTCCTCAAGAAGAATCAATTGAATATGTACCATGTTGGGGTAAAGAACCAAAAGGATGGGATAATTATCAAGTTGTAGAAACATTAAAGGAAGTGTTTAATAGAAGATTTGGTAAAACATATACAAAAGAAGAATTAAAGAAACAAATTTGTGATGCCATTGATTGGTATTGCTTAGATACAGATAATAAATAAGTTATGAAGTTAGTAGTATTTGATTTAGAGACAACTGGTCTTGATAGAACAAAAGACCAGATTATTCAGTTTGCAGGATTAAAGATTGATACTGAAACAAATAAAATTGAAGACGAATTAAATCTTTACATCTGTCCAACTGGAGATTCATGGCATATTGATATTGCTGCTTATTTTAAGCATCATATCACTCCAGAATTCTTAAAAGATAAACCAACACTCGCAGATGTTGCACCAAAGATTATTGAATTCATTGGTGATAATGATATTCTTACTTATAATGGTAATGGTTTTGATATTCCATTCTTAAAGTCAGAACTAAATAAATATGGGTATGATATTGATTTTATGAATCGTAAATGTTTTGATGCATTCCTTGAAGAGAAACGTCGTCATGGAATTACTCTTGAAAATACATATAAGAAATATAAGGGTAAGACTATGGAGGAAGCTGGATTAAATGCTCATGATGCATTCTCCGATATTAAAGCTACATATGCAGTATATTATGCTCAACAATCTGAACAAGAATATGGACCAGAGAAAATGCTTGGTGAAGACGGAGTAATCAAGGAAATGGATTTTAACGGAGATATCAAACCATGTATGACTATTGGAAAGTATCGTGGAGTATCACTTGAATATATTGCAAAATATGATCAAGGATATCTTAATTGGGCAGTATCTGATAAATGTAATTTTATTAATTCAACAAAGGAATTTATTAAACAGTATATAAATTAAGTTTATATATTTATGAGTAATCACGGTAAATTTTGGTTAACATTTGGTAGTATATTGACTTTATTATACTTATTTACAATACTTATTATGTTTATTAATTGTGATAATGAAAATGTACCAATTAGTAAATGGTATATTGTGCCAGTGTTGCCATTACTTATTTTAAACGGCATTCAATTTATTGTAAATTATATATCTTTATTAGAAAAATAATATGAATATTAACAAGGAAATTAAAAATGTAATGGTATCTATCAAGGATGCTAGTGATGAGAATACAAAAAATATTCTTAAGAAGAGATTATCAGTAATGAAGTTCATTAAGACTGCATTCATGGAGTATTTAACTGATACAGAAAACTTTGAAAATATTTTAAAATTTAAAAAGGATGACAATAATCCTTTATACCCATCACATATAGATAAAGTAAAGGATAAGAATGGTAATGATGTTGAAGTGACTGTTTTTGACCAGGATATGAATGAACGTATTGAATTGCTTCCTGATGATATCCAAAAGATTATCATTACAGAAATGGTAAGAGTACGTGAAAAGAATATTAAAGCATATGCAAATGCAGGTCGTCCTGAATTAGTTGAAAAGGAACAGTTTGAATATGATGTACTTTCTGAGTTCTTACCTAAGGAAGCAACTGAAGCAGATGTTATGGAATATTTGAATGAATATTATCCAACTGGTATTGAAAAGAAATTTATGGGTAAAGTCATTAACGAAGTAAAAGCTGCATTTGAAAGAGTTAATGGTGGTATGGTTGCAAATTGTGTAAAGACTAAACTTGTATAAATTATGAAAACAGATTATTTATTTAATCACGAAGAAAAATTATTTACATGTCTTAATCCAAAGAATACGTTTGTAATTGATTATTCTAATGGGTATCCTGTTATGGTTACTACAAATGTAACAAAGAATACATCATGGAAAGATATCTTTAATGGAAATTATGAATATGCAAATCCTAAAGGTACTCCAGAATATTTAATGGTTAATGGTGTTAAATATACTTATATTGATTATAATTATGCCACAAAATATTGTAAGATTAAATTCTTTAAAGATAATACATTAAATATACATTATGTTAGATAGAGAACAAGTATTATGTAAAGCATATGAGGACTGCATTCGTGAAATGTTTGCAAAAGCTCAACCTGCTGCAGATTGGGATAATATAATTGCCGAAGTCAAAGCAGGTAAAATTGATGAGAAAAAAGATGGTCCTATATATGATCGTCATTATTTGTCATACGAAGAGTTTTTATATATCATGGATAAATATATGAAAGCTTATAGAATAGAATCTGAATGGAAAGATAATATTGAAGTTCTTGAAGATTATTTTAATAATGGTGGTTCTAAAGATAAATATATTAAAGCATATGATGATGAACATGGACATCATTCAGGATATAGGAGTTATGAAAAGGTTCCACCATTGAAAGAACATATTTTAAATATAATTGAGGATGAATATGATGGCAATGGAGAAATTGCTGAAGCTGTTGCACAAAAAGTAACAGATAAAGTTATGGAACTTGTATCAACATGTAAGAATTTCTATTGCTTTAATTCAGATGAACAGAAGTTCAGAAATACAGTATGTATGAGATGTTCACCATCAGGAAGCATAGAAACTGTTAAGAAATGGTGGAAAGATCATTATGATGTAGACATTGAAATAGAAGAAAGGAATCCATTGCTTTTCTGGGAGCAAGATTACTATGGGGATGATTTTGAAGAAGTAATGGAAGAGGAAGACGGTCCTGATTGGAAAGAGAAATGGGACAAAAAATGGAAAGATCAAGTAGCTGCTAAGAAAGCTGAATGTGAAGCAAGAATGAAAAAATTGATGGAAGAATATGATACAGAAAATAAAGAAGTGGTTGAAAGATAATCATATATATGATCCACGTCTTCCTAAAGCATGTAGGTTAATTCCATGTTGTCTATCATGTCCTGCATATTGTAATTGGAGAAAAATAATAAGAGAAGAATTATATGGAAAGTAGAGATTATTTAATAATGCATAATGAACTACAATCAATGATTGATGATTTACATTGTATGACAAATGAATTAATTCAGAAACGTGTAAATCATGAATTAAGACGTATAGATATTGATGAAGAATATGATAAGATTAGAGATCATATAGAATATGTTCATCAATTATTTATAAAAGATTGTTATGAAATTATTAATAATATTTATAATTCTCATGTATTTGAATTAGCTTCTTATACAAACTTAGAATATATTAAAATTGAAACTCAACAGGCGTTACAACGATTTGTTAATGATTTTGATAAATATATACGTCCATTAATTATATATGAAATTATTTTTGGAAATGAATCAATAGAAGAAAAGATTCATATAAAAGAAGGATATAATAAAGATTATCTAACTATTGATAGTACTGGTTGTGTTCAACAAAATATGTATTTTATGAAAAAATATATATTAGAATTATTTGGGTTTGATGATTTAGTAATAAATATGCAATAATTATGCCAAATTATGGATTTGATATTGAAACTTGGAATAAAATAAAAAGAATTGAGTTTTTACGAGGTGGTGGAAATGGATGGGAAGTTGATTTCACAGAAGCTTTAAAGAAAATTAAAGAACGTCAAAAATATGATGAGATTTGGGAAGAAATTAAAATGAAATCAATGAAAGAATTCCAAGAAAATCAAAAATATTATAAATTGTGGAAAAAATTAAAATAAAAATTTGTTAGTGATTATGAATGCATGTGGAGCTAAAATATATAATATAATTTATGATCTAATGTTTCCAATATCATTCTTTGGATTCATTGGAATATTGATAGCTACAGGAATAACTAAAAATGAAAATATATTCATAATAGGAAATGTAGTATTAATTACTATAGAAGTTATTGCAATGTTTTATCTCTTCTTTAGTTGGAATAGAATTAAATTTTGGTTTAAGACAAAGTTAAAATATAAGTTAACTAATGATGAAAGAATACTATGGAATAATATAATTCAAAAGGCACAAGTCGGATATAATGAATGGTGGGATGCGACAAAAGGAAATGATATGTGTGGTCCTTGGATTAAAGATTATACTGAAGATGAAAATAATTTATTAGATAAAATACATAAATACTTTTATGGAGATGGGTGGTATGTTTCTATGCCAATAAGTTGTGCTCAAGTAAATTATGTTATGTATGAAGATATAAAAAATAAAGTAAAATAATTATGACAACAATTAAAGAAACTGAAAGAATTATTAGAAAAGTGTATGAGGAGGATTTTGACCCTGATGGGAACCACCCACCAAAGTATTAACTAATAAAAGAAATAACTATGGCAACGATTACAGAAGACTACGTAAGTTTTAAAACGGCAAAACTCTTAAAAAAGAAAGGGTTTAACGAGGAATGTGAATATTTCTATGACGAATACGAGGATGAGGATGAATACGTTATCTGTTCAAATGGAGGTAGTGCATACAATGATGACGAACACCCAACCTATTACTCTATGCCAACTCTTCAAATGGCAATGAAGTGGTTGAGAGAAGTGTATAAAATATTTATTACTATTCTCTTTATTGAAGATACTAATTATTTTGCATATACAATAGAAAACTTAGATACAAAAAAGTATCTATCAACAAGCAAAGACACATCATACAATAATTATGAGGAAGCTTGTGAAGCAGCTATTTTATATTGTTTGAAAAATTTAATTAAATAACTATGGCAACAATTAAAGAAATAGATAAATATTGTTCACTTTGTATGGATATTAACTGTACTGGGTGTGAATATCATGATGTACATTTTAGAAATATTAAAAAGAATTAAAGGTTATGACAACAAAGGAAGAACTTATTGATAATATACAATGTTGGGTATTCAATTTTAATAACTATTGGGAAGACCCAGTAACTGAAAGTGAATTTGTTAAAAACACATATGAAACATGTGATTTGATTATTGCTTATTGTAATATCATTAAAGCTAAACAAAAGAAACTTGGTAAGAAATATGATGAGCATCCTAAAGATGTGCAAGAAGCAATTTCAAAAATTATTTCATTAGTTTCAGATGGACGTGATTTATGGCATAAAGTAAAATATACTAATGTTGGTGGAAATCGTTTTGATCCATTAGAAAAAGATAAAGCTCCTTATACAAGAGAATTTGACCATCACGTTAATAAAACTGGATATCTTGATTTTGAAGATGATCCAATGGGAAGATGCCAACAGATTATTGATGATTGTGAAGAATTAAAAGAAGTGTTGAATTCTGAAAAAGAAACAAAAAATTTTGAAAAATTTGTTGGGAAGATTCTTTATTGGGAAAATTATGAATCAGGTTCTGCTGCAATAAAAATTGATAAAATCAATAAAAACAAAAAAGGAGAATTTACTTTTGATGGTGTATTGATTACTTATGAAACTGTTAATGGAAATTGTGACGGTGACGGATTTATAATGACTGAAGTAGAAAATTTAAAGTTTAGTGAAATTCCTTATTGTTATTGTGAATGGGAAACTGATGAAGATGTATATGAATCATTAAATAACGCAGAAGAAAAGACAATAGAAGACATATACACAGATTTAAAGTCAATGATAATGAATCTTGTAGAACAGTATTTTTCTTGTAGAATTTATGATCCTAAGGAAGAAGAAGTAGAAGAATATGATGAAGATGAAGAATAGTATTTATTTTTAATAAATAAACATGAATACTGATATGCAATCAATAGTTGATTTTATTTTAAGAGAAGAAGCTATTAAAGAAGAACTTTATGTTAAACAAACAATATTAGAAACAAAGGGTGATCCTATTGATGATCAATGGCTTAATGATGAAAAACCTGTTATGACTAAAGATGGTCGTCAGGTTATTGTTGTTGATATTGATATGAAAGAAGTACCAAACATAATCAAAGGACAAGTTAAAATTAAGAATAAGCTTTTTGATTATGAATGGTTAGATGATGGTACTTGTAAGAAAGCATTAGATCAATTAGGAAATCCTAAGAAACCTGAAGATGCAGATTCATTAGTAAAAGCAATTTAAAAAAATAGTTTATAAATATTTGAATTACTTGATATTTGTAAACTATTTTATTAATATAATTTTTTACAAATTTATAGAGATAATTAACGATATCATAAGATATCATAGTATTAACAATTGAATTCTAGCCACGGATTCATAAAAAACATAAATATAATGGCAAATAATAAAAATAAAGAACGTTTAATTACTGCAAAGGACATTGATGGTGACGTATTCGCTGGTTTTAAAAATGATAAAGAGCGAATTAAGTATATGAAGAAAGCTTATGGTAATATGCCATTAGCTAAGTCATTTGCAATATTCTACGGAGAAGAGGTTTCACAAGAAACTAAGCAAAACAAAAACATTAACACTGTTGTAACAATTGAACTTGGACAGATTTATTCAGGTTATGTTAAGTCTTTTGATAAGAACGGAATGACATTTGAACTTCCTGGTGTCAAGGATGAAATTATATCAAAAGAGAATTTTAATGATTGTGCAGCAGAAATCAATTCATTCTTGCTTTCTCACGGAAATAAACTATTGTTTGAGGTTCGTGAACATAAGGACAATAAATATATTGTGTCAGTAATCACTGCATATTATAAGTATTGGACTAATACAATTAACAAAGCTATTCAACATGAACAAGGAATTAATGTTCATATTGATTCTCTTGTTAAGGGTGGATATTTGTGCCATACTGATATTACTCCAATCTGTCAGTTGACTGGTAAGAATTACACTCATTCCGTATTTATTCCCGGTTCACATATTGTATTGAATATTGAACGTGATTTCGATAAATGGATTGGCAAGGATGTTGTAATTATTCCGCAGAAGTTTGTAGAATTCCGTCGTGATTTTAAGACAGGTTTGATTGAGAATTCATTAGTTGGATCTCGAAAGAAAGTACTCCAGATTCTCGGTATGAATAATATTCATGACATCTATAATCGTTGGCTTCTTGCTAAATCTAATGATAATGTTACATATGAATCTGAAACTTATGATGGAACTGTAACAGGTATTATCAATTCTAATAATAAGACAGGTATATTCATTGAATTGGATGATAAGTATATAACTGGTCTTATGCCTATTGATGCTTCTGATTTGTTAGATTTCAAACCTGGTGATCATGTTAAGGTTAAGATTTCAGAATTTGAAATTCAGGAAGGTAAAGAACCTTTCGCATATAATAAGAAAGGACAACTTCTTAAATGTTTCGTTAGACCAGTGTTTGAATTATCTTAATCAATATATATATCAATATTATTTAAAGAGGCACCTTAATTAAATAAAGTGTCTCTTTTTTATATTTAAATATAACATAACAAATATATAACATAACAAATATGATAGGAACAATAAGTTTTAAAAAATTTACTGGAGAAAAATTGCCAAGTATTTCTGAATACGTTAAGACTTACTGTGCTGAACATAAGGATATTCCTATCGAAATTATTGTAGGTACAGATTCTCAAAATAAAAGATCTGTTACTACATATTCAACTGTTGTAGTATTGTACACACCAGGTCATGGTGGACATTGTGTATTTAAGCGTTGGAATACTCCTAAAGAAACAGTACGTCAAGTTAGACTTCTTAAGGAAGTAGAAGAATCTATCAATACGGCCAATGAATTGGTTGAACATGGTTGTCCAAAACCAAAATATATTGATCTTGATTTGAATCCTAATCCAAAATTTCAGTCAAATGAAGTATTTCAATCAGCTAAAGGGTGGGTAGAATCATGTGGATATGATGTAAGATTCAAAAGTCTTGGACCACTTGTTACATCTGCAGCGGACTGGTTAGTAAAATCTTAAATAAACATGAAGCTTCTAATATATTTCATAAAAAATAAATAATATTTGAATTTTTTTAGTTTTTAACTATATTGTATATATAAAATAAAATATATATGATAGTTACAGTTAATTGGATTAAGGAACATTACATTGAGTTCAATAACAAATATTGGAATGGTGAACTTCCAATGATTGGTTTCAAAGTTAATCATAATAAGAGAATATGGGGATATGCATCTTTCATATATGACTATCCAAACAACAAGGTTAATCCTAAGTCCATTACTATTTCTAACTATTTTGATTCTCCAGAAGAGGTTAAGATTTCAACTCTTCTTCATGAGATGATTCATATTGCTGATTATACATTTAATCCTGAGCATTTTGTACAGAATCACAGACCAGTTTCAGGTCATAAATATAATGCTCATGGATTTTGGTTTATGAAGGAATGTCGTAGAATTAATGCATACGGAATTCATAAGGTAGATAATCATGTCACTAAGGAAGAGGAGAATGTTTCTACACTTTCAGAAAAGGCTCGTAGGTCAATTGCATTAAAGAAGAACACTGCTCTTATCTGTGCAATCTATGGTGCTGAAAATATTTGGTGGTTTAAGACAGATATTTATAAAATAAATGTTCTTCAGAAAGCAATTAATAGAGTAAATTGGAATCAAGTAATTGGCACTCCTAAATCTGTTAAGTTCTTTACTTTTGATAATGACGCTTTAGCAAATCGTAGAAGTTCTGGTAAGTCACTGATTGGTTATAAAGTTTCTTATATTGAATTTAATAATACACTTAAGAAATATAAGGCAACTACTTGTAATGATTATAAAATAAAACTTAAGTGATATGAATTTAACTTCAGATAGAGCTAAGAAATATTTTGAAAATCATCCTATAGTAGAAATATATAGAGGATATGAAATCAGGGATGATAATGGATTATTTCTTGTAGATGCTTCAATTGGAATTTATAGTACTACATCAAATTATATTGAAGGATGTTATGAATTCATCAATAAACTTGTTGATAGAGATATCAAGCAGTATGATAGTGAAGCAGTAATGAGATATTTAATTGAAAAAGATAAACAAAAATATAAATATGTATAGTACAATAGATCCAGAAACGGGAAATGAAGTTATTATGTATGAGCTAGGAATGAATGAATCACTTCCTACGATTAAAGTTAACCAATTTATGAATAAATGTTCTCCAATATTTAATTCAAAGAATTCACATAAGAGAACAAATAAAAGATAATAAAATCTAATACTTTTATTTTTGATAGGTTAAATTATTTATTTGACCTATCTATTTTGTTTTTATATAAAATGTAAATATTTTTTAAAGATATTCTATATTTATATATAAGAATTTGAATTAATTATTTGTAGAAAAACACAATACAGAAAATGGGAGTTGATCCCATATCTCATTAAGAGATTTACATAAATATTTCATATATTGATAAATTAGGAAATAGAAAATTTTTCACAAAGCATTTACATCACATTAAGTCATATGAATATGATGCACAAGGAGAATTTGAAACTTGGAATGGCCGTAGATGTAATAAGGTGTTTAAAGATACTTTAAATTATACACCAAATGAATTTGATATTTTGGAATTTATGTATGAGCTTCCAAAAGATTTGAATACTGAAATGCATGCTCAATACTTTCCAAAATTATATACATTCGATATTGAAACTGAATTCGTTAAAGGAGAGTTCCCTGATCCTGATAAAGCGGAACATAAAGTTACAGCTATATCTTTAGTAGGTCCAGATCTTAGCTGTATTGTATATGGACTACATAAACTCAATGAAGATCAAATAGCATTATTTAGAAAACGTTATTTGGATTGGGTTAATGAAAATGAATTTGCAAAAGATTTTATAAATTCAACTGGAAAACAACCAAAAGTATTATATCAGTATTTTTCTGCTGAGGAAGATATGCTTACTCATTTCTTTACAGTTATTATTCCAAAGATTGCGTGTTTAGCTGGATGGAATAGTTATGGGTTTGACTGGTTGTATTTGGTTAATCGTATAACTCGTTTGTTTGGAAAGAATATAGCATTTAATATGATTCGTAAATCTTCACCAACTGGAGAAATCAAACAATATGGATGGGAAGAAGTTGGTGGACAAAAGAAAAGATGTCCAGGACCATGTCATTCAATCATATTAGATTATATGCAGATTGTTAAAGATTATGATTATATATTAAGACCTTATGAATCATATTCTTTGGATTGGGTAGGTAATGCTGCAGTTAAAGCTCATAAGATTAAATATGAAGGATCATTGCAGGATCTTTATGAAAAGGACCCAGAATGGTATTATTTCTATAATGCTGTCGATAGTCTTATCACAATGTTGATTCACTATAAACTAAAATCTTTAGAATCACCTTGTGCAGTATCATCAGTGACATTAGTTCCGTTACAGGCTGCATTTGGACAGGTAGCCTTAGGTACAGCAAATGTATTTGAAGAATTCTATAATCAAGGTCAAAAGATTGTTTGGGATTATGATTCTATTGAAAGAGTAAAGATACCGTATGAAGGAGCATTCTGTGGTTGTGTACCAGGTCGATATGAGTTTACAGTATGTTTTGATTTTGCATCGCTTTATCCATCACAGGTAAGAAGTTGTAATCTATCATTTGAGAATTTCTATGAAAATAGAGTTGGTCCTGATAGTTTCGGAAGATATACAATTCTTAAATGGACTGAAGCAGATCTTGAAAGATTCAGGAAAGATCCAAATTATTTTGTTACCGTAATGGGTAATGTATATAAGAATGATAAAGATTATGCATTCCGTCGTATACAAGCTAACCTTAAAGTATTACGTGACAAATATAAATACACAGGTCAGAGAATCGAATCTGAAGCTCTTGTTGAAATTGATAATATACTGAATCATTCAAATAATCATATTGAATTTCATCAAGATATTGTAGATTTGCTTAAAGAAAAGTTCAATAAGACTCATGAAGATCTATTTGGTATGTCTGAAGATGAACTTAAGAAGTTCAGAGTTGAAGTTGAAGATTTGCGACATGAATATTCTTTACTTGAGCTTGCACATAAAGTTTTGATGAATGGGTTGTATGGAGCATGTGCTAATCAGTTCTTCTATTTCTTTAATGCATCACTTGCAGCAGATATCACTGGAGAATGTCGTCATCTTACAAAGACAATGTGGCATAATCTTGAAGAATGGTTCCATGAAGGTATTTGGAATAGAAAAGATATTTGGCAACAGTTTGAATTTGAACTTGATGAAAGTAAACATGATTGGTTTAGAAAACAGACCATATCTTGCTACTCGGACACTGATTCAGTTTATGTTACATTTGGTAATTTCTTTAAGTGTATGACACCTGAATATCAAAAGAAATATGATACAGATAGAAAGAAAGTTGATTGGATTTTGAATTATTGTAAGAAGTTCCAAGACAAACTTAATAATAAGTGGTGTGAAGAAATGTACAATCCACGTCATGGTAAAAATGTACATGAATTTGAATTGGAAACAATCTCTTATGCACAGATTTGTATTAAGAAAAAGAAATATCTTAAGGGATATGCATATGTAAAAGGAAAGTATTACGATGAACCAAAGGTTTCTGGTACAGGTATTGAAATTATTAAATCAACAACACCAAAACTATGTAGAACTCTTTTAAAGAAATTGATGAATAGTTTGATGTTTGAATATCATGAAGAAAATCGTAACGAATATATTTTAGCATTTAATGAAAAACTTGCAGGATTTAGAAGGGAATTCTATAAAGCACCAATTGAAGATATATCACAATCTGTAGGTATTGGTGATTATAAGAAATATGTAATAGATGATAAAGAATCATTATTGTTAGGTAAACAATGTCCTGTATCTGTACAAGCTATAGCAAGATATAATTATTTGGCTCATAAGAATAATGAAGATAATAAGATTCAATACTCTGGTAAGATCAAATATTACAATATAAGAATTAATGAAAAACAAGAAGGATACTTTGGATATCCATCTGGTGAACTTCCAAATTGGGCTCCTAAGATTGATAAGATAACACAATGGGAGAAAACAATTATTGATCCTATAAATAGATTCTTGGAAGTAATGGATATTCCAAAAGTTAATGCATCAAATGCTCATCAATTATCAATAATGTTTTAATTATGATATAAATTGTTATTATTAAATATATTATAGAGGAAAGTAAAGTATATAAAAATATAACGTTATATAAAATGAGTAGAATTGATGAAAGACTCGAAATTATGGGAGTAGATGCTTCAGAAATGACAAAAGAAGAAAAATTTACAGCTGCTACGGGTTTAACAAGATATGATGCAGATATGGCTGCTAATGATTGGTATGTACCAGCAGGTGCAGCAAATACATCAGATGAAGCTTCTGAAGAACAAGGTCAGACTTCACAAACTGAACCAACTGGAGAACCTACAGGTCAAAATACACCAACAGGTCCTACTGGTCAAACAGGCGAACAAACAGGTCAAAATACACCAACAGGTCCTACTGGTTCAACAGGCGAACCTGTAGTTGATGGACCAACAGGCGAACAAACAGGTCAAAATACACCAACAGGCGAACCTACAGCTAATGCTGAACAAACGAGTGAAGAATCATCAGGAAAATCTGGTGAATCAGTAGAACCTTCAACAGCAGAAGTTGAAACTGGAGGTGCTGAACCAACAGGAGAAGCACCAACAGATGGACCAAAATAATTTAAGAAGTAATTTTTAATTTTAATATTAAAAAATAAAGGGTAATACTTAAGTATTACCCTTTTATTTATGTGATTATTAATGTTTTTATTTAAGCACTAGTTGCACCTTCTAATGTAGCAACTCTTGCTAATAACGCTTCATATTTTGACTGAAGATCTGTTAATGCAGCAGCAGTTACTTCTTCATTATCTTTGATAACATCCATAATATTTTTATAAGGAACTGCAGGAACGTAACCATCTTCTCCGTCAGTACCGATAGCTTCTGATTGATTACCCATATCACCGATTAATTCTAATACACCAGTTTTAGTAGCATAATCTTCTAATGCAGATGCATCGAATGTACCAGTAGGACCAGTAGGACCAGTAGCACCTGTTGCACCAGTGTCACCCTTAGGACCTTGTGGACCAGTAGCACCTGTTGCACCAGTGTCACCCTTAGGACCTTGTTCACCTTGATCACCTTTATCTCCTTTAGGACCAGTTGCACCAGTAGCACCCGTTGCACCTGTGTCACCCTTAGGACCTTGCGGACCAGTTTCTCCAGTAGCACCAGTGTCACCCTTAGGACCTTGTTCACCTTGATCACCTTTATCTCCTTTAGGACCTTTTAATGCTGCAAGTTGTTCAGGAGTAAACATATCATATGTAAATGCAGTACCGGTATCACCCTTAGCACCCGTTTCACCAGTTGCACCAGCAGGTATAGCATTTATAAGTTCTTCTTGATGATTAATAGCAGCAGCAACGATTCTTTCATTTTCTGTAATAGCTTCAGCAATATCTTTATAAGGAACAGCATCTTTATGTATGAAATAATTAGTACCAGTTGAAATTTCATCACCATTAGCTTGGAATTCACCATCACCAGTATCTGATGTATAATATGTATTTCCTGCAGTTAATGTTTCACCATTAGGTACAGCTTCATAACCAGCTTCTTCTTTATTTGGAAGATCACCAATTAAATTATTGATTTCTTGTTTAGAATATACTTCATCAGAATTTGCTTTCTTAGCTAATTGTTGTATAATACCAGCAGAACCAGTAGCATCATTGTTAAGCATATCAGCAATTTCTTTAAGTGTATCTAAAGTTTCTGGAGCACCACCTACAACTTCAGTTATCTTTTCATTTACATAAGTTTCTGTTGCATAACCTTGTAAATCAGATGCATCGAATGTTCCAGTATCACCCTTAGGACCTTGAGGACCTTGAATACCTTGAGGACCTGTTACACCATCCTTACCTGGAGCACCTTTAAGAGATTCAAGCCATTCAGATTCAGTCATTGCAACAACTGCAGGAGTTTGTAATGTAGCACGAACTGCAATTTGTTGTGGTTTATCTCCAATATATAATTGAATTAAATCACCATCATTCAAAGGTTGTTGTACATCAAATTCCATTCCAACGAAATCTGTTGGATTATCACCAAAATCAGTATTTGTAAGAACTTTAACTTTTGCACCACCTAAACGTTGTTCAATAACTTCAACAGTACCTTCCCCATAAGCAGTATTACCATCAAGGCTCCAAGAAGTAAATGAATAAATTGCATTAGATTCAACTACAGTTTCACGATAAAGTTCGTAAGCAGATTTACCATTTGTACCAGTTTCACCTGTATCACCTTTCAAACCTTGAATACCTTGAGCACCAGCAGCACCAGTATCACCCTTAGGACCTTGAGGACCTGTTTCACCTGGAGTAAGTTGAATATTATTAACTCTTTCATTTAATTGAACTAATGCTTCAGCTGCAGTTTCATTAGCTTCATTAACTTCTTCAACGAATGTTTTAAGTTCTGCTTTTGTTACTAATTCTTCAGTTGGTAAATCTATTTCATTGATTTTCTTTTCAATGTAAGATTTAACTGTATGAGGAACAGCAGGAACTTCTTCTTGTCCTTCTACAGGTTCAACTTTCCAATCATCTACTGTCTTCGCAGCAATTGTAGCAGCTTCATCTAATTCCTCTTGTGTATATTTAACACCTTCTACAGGTTCAACAGCTTCACTTATCAAGGAAACAGTTACCCAGATATCAATAGGATTATTTTCTAAATCATATAATTGAATTGGATCATCTGTAGCTAAAGCTGTAGGAATATTAAACTGTTGGCCAACAAAATTAGCAGCATTAGGATCTGTAGAATTGTTTTCTATTACTTCAATTGTTGCACCACCTGCACGCATTTCAACTACCTTAGCTTTACCTTCACCATATTTGATTTCTTTAGATGAATTATTCCAAGATTCAAATGCATAGATTGCAGGTTGAGCTTCTACAGGTTCAACTTTCCAATCTGCTGTTGTCTTTGCAGCAATTATGGCAGCATCATCAATTTCTTCTTGTGTATAATGAACACCTTCTACAGGTTCAACTGCAGGAATTGCATCTTCAGCATTGCCAAGATTACCTATCTTAGCATTTACTTCAGATTTTGTATATACATCTTCTATATTTGCTTTTGTAGCAATCATACCGTTAAGAGCAGCAATGGCGTCAGCTTTATCATTCAATGCTGCAGCTAATTCTCTAAGAGTATTCAATTCTTCTGGAGCAGCATCAACAACAGCACCAATAGCGTTATTAATTGCATCAGAAATACCATTGATATCTTCAACAGATAATTCTTCAGCAAATTCATTTAATTCATCTTTACTAACAAATAATGAATCAACTTCATCACTAGTATATGTTCCAGCTGTAATGAATCTTAATGTATTGACTACATCTTGAATTTGTTGTGAATTACCACTACCGATAGCAGACTTAATCCAAGAAATCAATTGACCTGTAGTATTGATAACTACATTTTCTTCAACTTCAGCACCGTTCCAATCAATGCTTACTGCATCTACAACAGGTTTACCTTTACCTGCAGCAATAGCACCTTGAGAAGATCTAGTGATCTTAGAAGCAATTGTTGTTGGATTTTCTAAAACTATATTATTAAACTTAATACCGTTTTGAATTAATTCACTCATATATTTAATTAATTTATTTATTTCATATTCTAAAGTATGAGGGGTTCAACCCCTCATACTATTAATATATCTTAAATGCAAATTCTGAACTTACACCCTTATAAATGTTATAAGAAACACCATCTATAATAACTACACCAAGTGACTGATATGATACTTCTCCACCGAGACCATCATATACCTTTTGATTTCCAGGTAATGCAAGATAGAAGTCAATATCTTCATAATCTTCATTTAATAAAATACCATCACCAGCAGGAGCCCATAATGGAGATGCAGCAGAATAATTACCTACAGATGTACCAATAAAGTGCCATCCTTTATCATCATTACCTTCTGCAATTTCATCAGTTATGATTGTATTAGCAGATGGTTCTGTTGTACCTATATAGAAATAGTAATTCTTTGGTTGAACAGGTTCACCTGTTGGTTCAGGTGTACCAGTTTCTCCTGTTGGTTCAGGTTCGCCCGTTGGTTCAGGAATAACTGATGAATCAATGTATAATGATAAGTTGAATTCAAATACATTATCTTGTTTGAATACTGAATAAGGAATACTATTAATTATGATAGTATCATATGATGTTCCCCATGTAGTTTCACCAAGACCATCAGCCATCTTTGTACCTGTTGGAACAATTAAGTAACATGTGTTATCATCAACAGGAATTGCAATATTTGATGCATAAGGATTATTTGATGTATAATTACTTAATGCACCTTCAATCTTTCTCCAACCCATGCTTTCATTATTTGTTACAATATCAGCAGCTTTAATATAAGGTTGAGATGGAGCTTGAGTACCAAAGTACCAATAATTACCAGTTATTGTTTCTTCTTCAGGAGTTTCAACAATAGCAGAAGTGAATATGATGTTAAGTGTTGATTCATCTTCAGCAATTGAAGGTATATCATTATTAACTTTATAACATACATAGTCTTTTTCATCAACTGTATAGAATCCTGTGCTAACCTTAGTAAATCTAGAATCAGCTGTTGTCAAATCAGACATAACTGGTGAGAACTGTAAGTCTGCAGGAATAATCACATACCATGTAGTCAATGTTGACATACTACTAATAGAAGCCATTAATAATGAAACAATTTCATCATTAACAGTTGTCTTAATAACTTCAAGTTCATGCCATGAATTAACAGAATCCTCAGTGATCTTAAACTCTGAACTTGTAGAAGATATTCCTTCAGCGATTGGTAGTTTCTGACCAGCATACCAATAGTAAATATTTCCATCTACATCAACAGGTGTATCAGTATTTTCACCAGCCAATATAGCATCAATAGCATTACCAACTTCTTCAGTTGTATTATTAACAGCAGTAATAGTGCCTTCAATAATACCTAAGTTATCTTGAACTTCATCAATTCTTTCATTCAACATATTTTCAAGATTATTTGACATTTCATTTGGATCTGTTTCATAATCAGGTATATATTGTGCAAATGTATTAACTGCATCATCATATTCATTAGCTCTTATCAAGGCAAGTTTTCTATTATCTTCAAGTAAAACTTCAGCAGCAGCAATGATATCATTAATTGCTTCAATCTGACTAACGGCATTACGTGAATTTGTAGATGCAGTAATAATATTACCACCATTTGCATAAATACCGTCAGCATCATTTGCACTTAAGTTTTCTCTTAATTCAACAAGTTGAAGATACTTAGATAAATCTTTAGATCTGTATTCTTCAATAACAGAATTTAATCTATTTAAAATACCTTGAGCACCATTTTCGGCTGCTCTTGAATTAGTAACTGAAGTTTCTAAAGCAAGTTTAATAGCTTGTGCTTTAGCAATAATGTTTTCAACATCAACAATATTAATTTCAGCATTTTGCTTATTCTTAAGAGCAGTTTCTTTATCGACATATGCGCTACCTACAGTACCTACATATATATCAATATTTTTCAATTTACTCATTTGTTTTATTAATATTTTTATAAGAATATAAAAAGTATACTTTCTTATGAAAGACAAAAAGTCTTTCAATGATACTTCTATTTTATAAATAAAAATAAAACAAATATTAATGAAAAAATATAAAAATAGGAAGATAACTAAAAAATTATCTTCCCATTATTTAGAATTTGAATAAGCTATAATTTAATGAAACACCTAAATTAAATGAAGGTTTGTTTTGAATCGGATCATAACCAAAGTTAACCGAAGGACCTAAACTCCAATGTGTCTTTTTTGGTTGTGAAACTCTGAATCCAGAAATTTCATTATATTTGACATACGGATTGGTTGACTTAACATAGATATTATTTTTTTCGTCCATGCCAACTGTATAATCAAAATTGATAATGTCTTTATTAATGAATATGCCTAAGCTATCATTTTCATATTTGACATTTCCTTCTAAAATACGATAATCATCATTAAAATTAAAATCTTTCATGAATCCTTTAGATATGATTTCATGATTGATTACATAAACAGTATCTTTAGGTGGATTTTCAACTTTACCTTCTACATAAACAATTGAAGCAACATTACCTTTTATTTTAAGATCGTCTATTTCTTTATACAATTGTTCATTAAGAAGTTTAAGTGTCTTAACATCAGATTCAAATGCCAACTTTTTAGCAACTAAATTTCCATTTTTGTCTTGATAATACTTAATAGTATCATTCAAGGCCTCTATGTTATTCTTATATTCATGTTGAACACTTGAACATTTATTGATGGATGTAGTCAATACCGCACATAATATTAAGATAATCAATATATAAATGATGTGCGCTTTAAACTTATTCCAAAACTCTTTCATCAATTATCGCTTACATATATTTTTATAATCTGTTGTATTCTTGTTGTAAAGAATAAATTTTTGTAGATCTTTTTATAGAATTATATGCACCTCTTAATTCTGCTTCGTATCTAGGATTTTTTGCATATCTTCCACCTTTTGCAGTAACATATTTAGTCAAAAGATGTTGTTCGGTTTTACCTTTAACTAAATAATATTTTTTCAACATTTCGCAGTAATGATCAATGGCAGCTTCATATGTTTGATATTTTTTTTGAACTACACCAAACATTGATCTTCTTGAATTTTCACGTCCTGCACCTAAAGTACCGTAACATGTTTCAATTTGTGTTTGTGCCATTATGAAGCATATATCTATATCATTAGATAGACCTGCATGTACTAAGTAAGCTGGAATGAATTCATGTGATTTAGAAGTTTTAGTTTTTATATACTTTGAAACTTCATTAATCATTTCATTTTTCAAACTATCCTTAAGAACATCATTCGATTTAATATCTGTATTTATATTTATTATGTTTTCAACTTCAGGTATTTTATGAATGCGTTCATTTGAATTAATAGTTGATGTACTCCAAAATAACATTAGTACTGCCATAAGAACAATTAAGTTCTTTAAATTAAATAAGTTTTTGATTCTCTTGAATCTCTTGTTGTTAGTTTGTTCCATAATTATTGTTTTACATTTTAAGTTTATCGCCTTATCATATAAATCTGTCACCTTTATATAACTCGACTTAGCCAAAACTTTACACAACTTTCTGTGCAAATGTCACTTCATTTGACTCTTGAAAATCTAGTTGCTATACCACCGCACTTGGTAGTAATTTTTTATAAAAATAAAAATATCTGTAAATTAATATAGAAAAAATTATATTTTTATTAAATTATAGTAGTGTATTTATTTATGAGCAAGATATACGAAAATAAGATTAAGAACAATAAACCTAAAAAGAACAGTAGATACCACCAAGGGTACGTACCAGTTCAATATACGAAAAAATTATTCCAATCAGTAAAGGGAGAACCTATTATCTATCGTTCTGGATTAGAATTGCAATTCATACAGTTTTGCGAAAACAATCCTAAGATTAAAAAATGGGCTTCTGAACCTATTGCTATAAGGTATACTTGTAGATTAGATGAAAAGGAACATGACTATTATCCTGATTATGTTCTTGAAACAAATGATAATAATAAGATAATAGTTGAGATCAAACCATATTGTCAGACTGTTAAACCAGGAGCAACAGATTCAAGATGGCTTAAAGAATCTTGGATTAAGAATTGTGACAAATGGAAAGCAGCTAATGATTTTGCTCATAAGAATAATGCAAAATTCATAATTGTTACAGAAAAATTTTTTGAATAATATATAATATGAAAAATCTTAAAGATATTGTGTTTGAAAAACTAATTATCAACAAGAATATAAAAGTTGATAATAGTAAATCAAAATATCATCCACAAGATAAAGAAGAATTAAAAGAAATCATTGAACAGGAAATAAAAAAGAATGGTAATAATGCTAATCTTAATAATATAGATACTTCAAATATTACTGATATGTCATTTATATTTAGAGAATCTGATTTTAATGGAAACATATCTAATTGGGATGTTAGTAGTGTAAAAAACGTATCACATATGTTTTATAAGTCTAAATTTACTGGTGAAAATACTGATTTTTCAAGTTGGAAATTAGATAGCCTAGAAAATGCAGGATTAATGTTTAGTGAATCTGAATATAGAGGTGGAAATGGAATCGCAAACTGGGATGTAAGTAATATTGTTAATATGCGTTATATGTTCCAAAAATGCATTCATTTTAATGATGATCTTTCTAAATGGGATGTAAGTAAAGTAACAGATATGCAAGGTATGTTTTCATATTGTAAAGATTTTAACTGTGATCTATCAAATTGGGATGTAAGTAAAGTAAAGCATTTTGGAAGTATGTTTAGTTATTGTGAAAACTTTACAGGTGATGGTTTGAAAAAATGGAATACTGCATCTGCTCATGGCATGGGAAACATGTTTGCTCATACAAAAAAGTTTAATGAAGATATATCGAATTGGATTACAAAAGATGTAGTTAATATGGAAGGGATGTTTGAAGATTCTATTTTTAACCAAGATATATCAAAGTGGAATGTAGAAAATGTTGGAGCAATAGATAATATATTTAAAAACAATAAACAAATATATCAGAATCTTTCTTCATGGTTTATACCTAAAGTTAGATCAAAAAATAATATGTTCATGGGTACTAAAATGACTTCAAAAAGAAGTTGGTGGCCAAGAAAATATAAACTATAAACAAAGTTAAATGATTAAAATTAAACTATATTATAATATATGAAACAATTAATTGATCATATTAAAGAATCATGCATTAATGAAAATGAAGTTGATGATATCTTTAAGAAACAAGATGAATTCAAAAAGAAGATGATTGACGAATGGAAAAAGAACGATAAACTTAAACCATTCGATTCATATTTCAAATGGAAGAATAATGAAGGTTCAATGCAAGATGTTTTAAATAATATAATTGATATGCGTAAGGCTGCTAAAAAACTTCTTGAAGATCTTTATGAAAATGAAAAAGAAAATGATGAACTTATAATGATCGTTGATGCTATTGAAATGGAACTTATAAATATAATGATGATTAAAGGAATTAAATGGTAATCATAACTCCTGAAACAAAAAATCAAGAATCAAAAAATAAGTCAGTGTTTTTGGCTGGCACAATTGATAATGGAGATTCATTAAACTGGCAAGATAAAACAATTATTGAATTGATTAATCTTGGATTTGATTGTGATATCTATAATCCTCGTAGAGAACATTGGAATCCTAATTCTCCAATAGATGATTTAGTTAATCAAATCAAATGGGAACAGGATCATTTAGATAAAGCCGATATGATTGCTATGGTTTTATTGGATGAATCAAAATCTCCTATAAGTTTACTTGAATTAGGATTATATGCTAAATCTAAAAAGATAGTAGTATTCTGTACTCCTAATTTTTATAGATGGCATAATGTAAAATTAACTTGTGATAAATATAAAATTGAATTAATACAAGATTTGAATCCATTAATAGTAGCAAATAAAATAATCAGTAAATTATAAAATCATTTAATAAAATATATGAAAGATTTAAAGGATATACTCAATGAATCATATTCAGATGGTGTATTAGATAAAACAATTAAAGCTCCTGAAAAGAAAAAAGTTCAAAATGCAATATACAAACAACTCGAAAAGACAGGTACAACAGGTAAATTTTATCATGATGATGCTTGGGAAGGCGTTGGTTTAGTTAAAAAAGATATTGAAGATGCATTTAAGACAATAAAAAATGCGCCACATGAATATGAAGTATCTATTTCTCCTGATAATGGCGGATATCATAAATCAAAAGATGGTATGTCACAATGGAAACAATACAAAGTTGAAATCTATGTAAAGGGAGCAGAAGATCCATTTATGGTTGGAACACTTAATTGTCATGCTGCAGGAACAGTACAAGATCCATTTGATATGTACGATATGTCTTGTTGTATAGGATATTAAATTAAAATAAGAATATATAGAGGTTAAATAAATGAATACCAAATATATTTTTAATAAATTTTGATTACAAAACCAAGATCTGATTGCAACAAGCATACAATTAAAAGAGAACATTACACCAGAAAAAATGGTGAATGGAAACCTAAGAAAAAATTCAATTCACAAGAAGAAGCAGATGAATGGATTAAAACATATAAAATGTATAAATACACATCATATGTTTGTAAAGTCTGTGGATATTGGCATATAGGAATTAAAAAACAAAATATATAAATAAAAAATAATTATGAAAGATATAGTAGATACAATTAATGAAGTTCGTAATAAAGCTTCTTATGGTCAGAAATCAACAATGATTTGTACTGAAGAAGAATTAGATAGATTATCAGATATTATTCGTGCTGGTGCCAAAGCAATGAAATTTGATTTAGAAGCAAAAGAAAATGAATTTGATTTGGTTGTTAGCTTATTGAATATAATTGAAACTATGGGTGGCCACGATGATGATGAAGCCAAGATAGTTCTTTTCAAAAAAGAAGAAAATAAAGAATAAATATTATGAAAAACTTAAAAGATACATTAATAAACGAAGGTAAATATTGTCGCCTTTTTTCTGAAATTCAAAATGAAGTTGGAAAGGGAGGAGAATATCATACATTCAATATTCAAGATGGTCAAAAGAAATTTAAAAAAGGATTTATTTATATAAATTCATCAGATGATTTCTTTGGTATTCAAGCATTAAATTCTTCAAAAGAATACGAAGATTTTGTTGGTGTTGAAGAAGGTTTCTATTCAGAACTTGATAATTTAAAGGTTGGTGATACAACTGAAATTGATAATTCAACAATTATAAGAATTTGGTAAATATGAAAGATCTTAAAGAAAGATTAATAAATGAAAGTGGAAATTTAGAAAATAAAGCTTGGGATGCTGTATTTGATTATGCAGATAAAGAAGCAAAAGATGTTTCTGAATTTTTAAGATTTATTATGGACATAATAAATGAAGTGACTGGAGCCGATATTTGTAGAGGTGACAAAGATAAGGATGCAGGATATTTACAAGATATCGTTGAACTTATTGGAGATTATTGCGAGAAGAAAAAACTTCTTGATTTTAGTGAATATAAAGATAATGTATAATTATAATTATGAAAGACTTAAAAGATACTTTAATAAAGGAATCTCGTACATCTTCTGATAGTATTAAAAATTATGGGAGAACTTGGATAAGTGAATGGGGTTCTGAATTTTGTGGAAATGTTCTTACTCATTTTATTGAAGGAGTTAAAGAAGGCATGGAAAAATATCCTAATAAAGATCCAAAATTTCAAAAAAGATGTATGGATTTTATAGAAAAAACATTAAAAGATTTAAATAAAGAAATTTATTAATATGAAAGATATAAAAGATTTTATATTAGAATCAACTCAATCTGAAGATCTTCATGAAGAAATTGGGTTAGCTCTTAAAGAATTTGGTAATATCAAAAATGGTTTTAAAATGGTAGCTATTGATGATATTAAAGATACAATGTATAAAGCAGGATTTGATTTTGATGAAGAGCAGTCAGAAGATGATAAATTAGTATTTATTGGTGAATATATAGATACTAAATATGAAGTGACTCTTTATGCAGATGATCATGTATCAGGAAAATTTAAGATTAAAAATTTCAATGAAATAGAAGTATAAAATAGTAAAGAATTTAAAATAAAAATAATTAAAATTAAGTATGAAAACTATTACTCAATTATATAAAGAATCATTAAATAATAATGATATTAATATGATACAATCGGCATTAAAAGATTTATCTGAAACACAATCAATTACAACAACTGAAATAAAAGGTAAACTTTTAACAAAATGTGCAGGATATATAATAGAAGAATGGATTAAAGAAAAAATACAAAACTTAGATTCTGATTCTGCAAATAAGTTTAAAGCTGCTGAAGAAACATATTATGATTTCTTATATGATAATACTAAAATTGAAGTTAAATCATTTCAAAAAGGTAAAAAATATTCTAATACAAAACTAACTGCTAGTCAAGTAAAGAATATTAATGATATCTTATTTATATTAGTTGAATATACTGCAGAAAATTCAATTGATATTGTCAATATTGAATTTGTAAAAGGATCTGAATTAAAAATAAATAATGACAGATTAGTAAAAAAATAATTTAATATGAAACATTTAATGAAATAGAAGTATGAAAAATATAAGTAGTTTTATTTTTGAAAAATCAAAGTATTTTACATTAACTGATGATGAAAGAAATTCATTAGTAGAATGCATAGGATATATAATAGGTGACTTGGGAGATATTGATGACATTAAAAATTTTGAAACAGTCAAAAAAGAATTATCTGAAGACGAACTTAAGCAATTAAGTGATTTATATGATTGCCTTGAAGATAAGCAAACATATCCTAAGATTAATAGAAACATAATTGCAGATGATTTAGAACTTATTAAAAAGATAATTTATTTAATAGGAGAAAATGATCTTGATTATGATTTAAACAATATATACGAAAAAATACAATAACTTATATAAGTAAGAATATATGCCAATTATACAAAAACCTGAACAGACTACATTAGGTCACATATTTAATTTAAAAGAATTAAGTAAAAAGATTTATACTGAAGAAGAAATTAAATCTTTTAGACTTAATGAGTCTATCAATAATCACCCATTAGCACGTAAGCCAACTGCTATACGTTCTAAATTGGCATATAAAGAAATATTAAGAAATCTTAAACCTGATAAGAAATATATCTTACCAGGTCAAGTTGTCTTATTTAATTATGCTCAACCAAAATTTAAAGAAGAACTAGAATATTATGATAACTATCCATTCTGTATAAGTTTTGGAATTATAAGAACAGATGATGGTAATATTCGTGAGTGTATGCTTAATCTACATTATTATCCCCCATATACACGTGCAAGAATACTAGAATTGGTATTTACACATTTTAGACCATATTTTGAAAAGTATTTTAACGAAGCAAGTTCAAAACCAAATACTATTATGTCATACTCATTATTAAAACATTTATTAAAGACAAATCAAAAGATAGCGTTTGGAACTAAAATGTACATTCCTGTTTTACGTGGTATTACTTATAATATACCAGCAAGATTATTACCAACTGCATTCTATACAGAAGGTAAGTTTAGTAAAGCAACATTACAACAGATATGGCATTTCTGGAGACAATTTTAAATATTATGAAAATAAGATTAAGATTAAATAAAGTTTTATTTTTAAAATATAAAGATAAATTAATTTACATAACAATATAATGAAAAGATTTAGTAATGTAATAAATGAGGCTTGTGCTACATCTAATCAACAACCAGGCAATGCATTAGTTAAGACTGGTGTAACTAATCATTATACTCCAATTCAGAATATATTGACAAATATTAGAAATCTATATTGTGTTCATCTTGGTATTGTTGCTGATGAAGGTGAAGATGGTTGTTCAATTAAGTTGACTAGTTCAAGATTCATCAACGATATGAAGACTAATGAATTATTATATACATGTTTATATAATGACGTTAATTATCAACAGTCTAATTTATATTCATATATAATTGCACAAGGTCTTCCAAAAGTAACTAAAATCAATATTGGTGGATATCTTATTGTTTATTTTTCACCAGATGATATGAAACAAGCTCAAGATCCTGCTAAGATGTACGCTGCAGCATTTCCACAAGAAGCTCAAGAATCTTTACTTGATGAATTTGAAATGACTTCAATCATTAAGGAAGATGAAGAAGAGGAAGTGCAGGATATAACATTAAAGAAAGTTTTAGAACTTATTGAGTCTAATGATAAAGTTAAAGCTGCTAAAGAATTAGAATTATTAGTAGCTAAACAAGTAAGTCTTCCTCGTGAATATTATTTTGCTGCTATTAAGTTTAAGAGTGGTAAAGAAGCTATAGCATTACGTTGGAAATTTACAAAAACTCTTCCTGGTGGTGAGACTACTGAAAATGTAAGATCAATCATGCATATCTTTGGAAAGGGTGATGAAGGAATCTGGGTACAAGATTTTGCAAAAGATTCTATTGTACAATTACCTGATGAAGTGAAGAAACTTATTGAATCTGTTCTTGATATGTTAGAAGCAAAAGAAACAGATGATCCTTCTATCTTCAAATTAGATGGTGAACGTAAAGAACGTAAAGAAGATGAAGATGATAAAGACAAGGAGGATGATAAAGATTCAGATGATAAAGATAAAGATAATGATAAAAATAAGGACAAACCTGAAGAAGATGAAGATGATTCTTCAAGAGGTGATGATTCAGACTTAGTATAAAAAATATTAAATAAAATTATGAAAAACATAACAGATATAATTAATGAAAGTAAAAATCATTCAAATGAAGATTACAATAGATACTCAGAAGGATTATTATCATCTTTAAAAGATAATGATATTAACTGAAATACTTACTGGTACAGCATTAAGAAAATGTGCAGGATATATTATTGAATCTGCTGTTAAATATTACATTCAAAAATATGGGTTTGAAGATACACCTGATCATAAAGAATTGGTTAATACATTTGAAGATGGTGAAACTTGGTATGATTTCGCTATGAAGGGTGATAAATTTGAAATTAAATCATTTGAAAAGGGAAAGAAATATTCTAATACTAAATTAACTAAAGCACAGGCTGAACATAAAGACGAATTAATATTTGTTCTTTGTGAATATGTTGTAAATTCAAGTGATCTTAAAGTTATAAATATTGAATTTGTTGAAGGTAAGGATCTTAAAATTAATGGAAACAGATTAGTAAAAAAATAAATATGAAAAATCTTAAAGATAAATATATAGAACGACATATATGAAATCATTAGAAGAATTTGTTTTAGAAAAAGAAAATGAAAATCAAGTATTTGTTGTTTATATGGGTGACGGTACTATGACAAATTATTTTGATTCTGAAGATGATGCTAAAGCAGAGGTTGAAAAATTGAATAAAGAATGCGCAGATAATAAAGCAACATATAAGAAAGAACCAAAATCAAATATTGAAAAATAAAATTTAATATAATTTATAGAATAAAGGGTAGTTTTAATAAAACTACCCTTTGTTTGTAATATTTTTTTTAGTGATCTATATTTATTTATCTAATCATTAAATTTAATTAATTATGAAAGTTAAAGACTATAAAGAATTTTATCATTTTGTCAGCATAAGAAGTCCATATTTAATAGATCTTTGGGAAGATATAAATAACCGACCTGGCCCAAAGGAAGGAGATTTATACAGATTCCCAGATCCTAATGTTAAGTATGTTCAATATTCAGTTATGCATACAATGCCAATGAAATGTGGTAAATTTGTTAAAGTTGAATATGATTCTGAATTTAAAAATGGTGTTGCTTTTTACTATATTTTTGATTGTGATGGCGAAATAGTTAAGATTCATTCAATAAACGATGTTTATGATGTATCTAAATTAACATTTGAAGATCAATTAGATTTATTTGGTTTTTGGACAAAGTGTATACCAGTTATAGAAAATAATAAAAACGAAGATAATGAAAGTTTATAAATTAAAACATAAAGAGTATAATGGTGAATTAGTGTTTGGATTACCAAATCCATATAATGAATCACCTGGTGAAATTTATATTAATGAGCTTTTTAAGAATATGAAGCCATGGAATCATTGTGTTCCATATTATAAGAATAGTTATTTTGCATTTGTTTCTATTGATGCTTTATGCACATTTTTATTTGATACACTTCCAATGAAAGATGAAGATACACTTTTAGATTTAGAAGATAAATTTTATGTAGAATCATTTGATCTTACTGTTTGGAGTGATGGTTTATCAAAATTCTTGTGTACATATTTTGATGATGAAATAGAAACATCAACTGAAGAACAACAATATGATATGAAAACTGTTAAAAATAGTTTTGAATATAAGTATGTTGCACAAGATCCTGTAGCGAATGACGATATTAGTTTATGTAAAGAAAGATATTATAAAAATGTAAAAACTTTTTATTAATTTATTGAACATATAAATATTTTAAACTATTTTAACATTATATTAATTGTAGTATAATAACCTCTAAAAAATTTAAAAATGGAATTTAATACAAATAATTTTGGTTTTAAAGAGTTAATTAACACTTTCGAATATACAACAGCAACCCAGAATAGGGATGTATGTACGGAGGTAAGTATTAATGGTAGAAAATATGATAAGTACGGAACATTGCAGGCTGTAGCATTTGTTGGTAACTTATATAAAGTAGGTATTGAAGGAGAAGGTTATTGGCCAAGAGAAAAGGGTCCAATTAAGACAAACAAAAATAATAAATATGTATTATTTGTTGGAATGTCTAAGCAGCATCCTTGTGATACAAAAATAAATAAGCAATTAGGATATGAAATTGCAATGATTAATGCAATGGAAAGTCCTATTATGGTTATTGAAATTCAAGGTAAGTTTACATACCGTAGATTTAAAAATATTGTTGAGAATTATCTTGTAAATATGAATCTTGAATTTATTAAGACACGTCAAGAAATCTTGGCAGAAGGAAAAAATCCTAAGAACTACAATCGTTAAATTATAGTTAGTTCTTGTAAAAATAGTTTACATATTATTGAAAAGAATCAATATGTAAACTATTTTGTTTTTATAAATATATGATATTAAATAGTTAATGAAAATTTATAATGCATTTGGAATAACACCAACAAATTCATTTACATCAGCAGGATCTGATTATTATATTCCTAATTTAAAAACTAAAGAACAGATCAATTTAGCACTTAAGGCATTTGAAAAATCTTACGATAAATCAACTGAACAGATTAATACAATTTATCAAGAATTTATTAAGCAATATGAAGTTAAAGAACAAGCTGCTAATTTAACTCATTTATTTTTAGCAACTTATGATAAATATTTGGAATCAGCAAAAACAGGATCAATTCAACATGCTATAATTTATTTCATAAATAATTTTGTAGTTTATGATAAAACTAAAAATGTAGTTGGAGTTTCTTTAAAACTTAATGATACATTATTTATTAATTCAGGTATTAAAGTAGCATTACCAACTGCATGGAATGACAAAGGACCTAATACTGAAAATTTACGTAAGATGCTAGAACTATTAGGTTTTGGTATTGCAGGATTATATGTAAATAAGTCAGGATGTGGAAATAGAGGATGGGATGTTCGTGCATGTTTAGTTGATGAGGATTATGCAGGATATGTTCATCTTTCTCAATCTTATACAAAAGATTTATTTGTTGAAGGACAGAATATTGTTTATTGTGGAGATAAGTTAGTTCAAATGATGCTTATTCCAATTATTCATACTGTTTATGAAAATTCTCAAGAAGATGAATATAATAAGATAATGGAAAATTCTCAAAGAGGAGATTCTGGTTTCGGAAGTACAGATATTAAACATTAAATATTATGGGAAGAAAAAAGACTTTAAAGAAAATTTATATTAGTCTACCTATTGCAAGTCAAGAAGATACAGTGTATGAAAGAAATAACGAAGCATGTAAATATGCAATAGATCTTGGATATGAAGCTGTTTCACCAATTGATGGTAATCATATATCTGAAGAAGATTTAGAAACTCATACAAAAATTGAACGTACTGCATATTATATGGGTAGAGATATTGAACAAGTTATATTGTGTGATGCAATACTTATGTGTCCTGGATGGGAAAATTCTAAAGGATGTAAGGTAGAGAAATTCACTGCAGAAACATACAGTAAAGAAGTATTATATATGAAATAAAAAAGGAACTCAATATTGAGTTCCTTTTTGTTTTAATCTGATTCAAAATCTTCAGCAGTATATTTTGTATCTGGATTCAATTCTTTTATTAAATTTGCTACCCAATTTGCCTTTTTACTACTAAAAGCATTTATACCACCCATATGTTCACCAGAAACATATGTAGAAGGTCCATGCCCACCGTAAGTTACTGAAAATGAAAATGCTTCATCTCTATTAATTACATAATAAATAATGCTTCCTGGAATACAAATAAATTTATCATCATATTCTAAATGTCTGCACAATCTTCTTGTAAAACCATCGTTAACTTGTGGTAAACATACTTCTATAGTATCATAATAATCACTAATACCTTTTATACCGTTTTCTTTAGCAAGTTTAAAATATTTATCACAAATGCTTTGATATTTTTTGTATTCTTCTGAATTCATTATTTTAATTGCTTCTTTACCAGTAGGTCCATATTTACCTTCGGTAATTATAAAATCTTTAATATTTTTCATATTTTTAATATTTAAATTTTTTTATGTTTTACTATAAATTAATCATATAATTTCTTTTTAAGCAATGAGCTAAATTGAGTTTTAAACTCTTTTAAATTAACTATTCCATATTGTAATACATATCCATAAAGACCTCCACCTTCATTTGTTACTACATCAAATGTAACATCTATAGATTTTTCACCTTTAGTAACTGTTACAATAAATCCTTCAGTCCATGCTCTACCGTTTCTTCTCATAACTTCTTTACCTTCTTGAGTTTTAGCATTTTTAAATGCTTCTTTCCATTCAATAGTATAATCTTTTAATGATTCAAAATATTTATATAATGATTTAGTAATCCAGCTTTCAGCTATTTTCTTTGTATCTTTATCTAATCTTTTCATATCAGAATCATCAACCTTTTCATCATCAGCTTTATATTTTTCACTATATGCAACAATTTCAGCTTTAGTTAAAAGTTTCTTATGTTCAATTTCATAACCAAATACTGACACTGCTTCAGGCCAGTTTATCTTAATAGCTGCTATCCATCGTGCAACAAGTTTCTTATCATCTTTAATTGATTTAACTAATCTTTCTGGATCTGAATGTTTATTAAAATAAGCTTTCATTTTAGCAATATGCTTATCATCAGTAGTATATTTAGATGTATCTGCAGATTTTACATCAGCATCAAACTGTTCCGCTTCTTTACGTTCTTGTTCAGCTTCACCATCTACTGCTTCTTGATATGATTTATCTTTAGATCTATCATATTTAAAACAAAGAATAGCATAATATTTACTAGTTGCATTTACTTTTCTAAATCTACTTATACCTTTATTCTTACTAAGTCTTTCTTTCCAATCTTCAACATCATCTCTTGATATTCCATAAAGAGCATGTGTTTGGACTTTATCAAATAATGATTGAATATAAACTCCATATCTATCTCCACTACCATATTGATAATTAAGCCATTCAGTGTCACTCATGTTCTTAATTCTACCTTCTAAAATTAAATCATTAATATTTAATGTCTGTTGTTCTCTTATATATCTATTAAAAGATTTCATATAAAATAAATAATAAATTTATATTTAAAAATAAATTAATTAATCAAACAAATATACTATTAAATTTGAATTTTTTAAATAATATTCTATTTTTAAATTAATCAAATAATAAAAATATGAAAGAATTTCGTACAGGCAAGACAATTCGTTTAAGAAACATTGAAGATTCATATTATGATTTGAATGTTGGAGATGTTTTTTATAATTTTGTAAAAGATATTGCAACACCAAAATATGAAGTTGTTGATAAGAAATATATATTCCGTTCAGTAGATCCTGATGATATTGATGAAAACGGTAATGTGTATACTTATGATCCTGTTGAAGTTTCTAAAGATGATTTCAAAGATACTGCTTTATTTCTTGCTGTTACTTCTGATGATGGTGGCCAGAAAATTATCGTTCTTACAATTAAGAATCTTGAAACTGGAGAAATATTTGAAGATATTTCAGAACATCATGGAAAAGACTATAACAGTGAATTTATTGAATGGTCTTCAAAAGATGAGAATGATGCATTTGAGTTAGCAGATTGGTATTTCAAAAACTAAATAATAATATGAAACATTATTCATCAGCTAGTTATGTTAATAATCATTTTGACCATTATATTAAATGGGCAATTTTGAAGATTGCTCAGAATAATAGAAAAATTGGAAACCCGTTAGAAGCAGATGAGTATAATAAGTTTCTTAATGCTTCATTGGATGATATACAGAAAATGTTTCCTGATTATTATAATGATATTGTTAAAAATGATAAGCCAGTATTTACATTAAAACAAATGCTTCGTACTTTTGAGGAAGGTTTTCAGTTAAGTGGATATATGTGCAGAACAAATCAGATGAGACAATATGTATTCATGAATGAAGAAGACTATAAGGATTCAAAATACGAAAAGGACTGGGAAAATAAATATAATGACTGTGAAGATAAAAATACAGTAAACAAATATAATTGGTTGTAAAAAATCTAAATTATATTTAAATTTTTTATTTTCTTTACTATATTAATATTATAATCAAAATAAAATAAACAATGAAGATTAAATTTACATTCTGGGAGATTTCATTCAAAGGTCAAGTTCTTAATCGCACTTTTACTTTCAAAGGTGCTAAGAAGTGGATGAAGAAGTGGATGGAAGAAAATTTGAATAAGCATTATACAGTATTTGACCAAGAAGCAGATAATTTTGTTGATTCTGATGAGGTTATTTACAATGGCTTTGATAAAGTTCAGATTAGAGAATGTATCGTTAATAACGAGCGTAAAGATCCTGAGATGATTGTTAGTTATACATATTATCATACTGAGGACTAATAATATACACAATGAAACATTAATGATGTAAATGATTAATAATATGAAATGGATTAAAGAATTTCCGTTTAGATCTGGTGGTGTTGTTCTTTTAATGTTGAATAAAAAGACTAATCGTTGGCGTCCAAAGGATGTTGAAGAGCAAGAATATAAAGTTGTAGAAGATTATATTAATACACGAGAATATACACCTGATAATCTACCATGTTATTTCAATGAATATGTAAAGAAAGGTAAAATGGTTTATCGTATTCTTGAAAATGGCAATTATGAAACTTTTGAAATGTCTCGTACTAATTTCAGCAATGTACTTGCATATATGTTTAAAAACGATATGATTGAAGCTTATGAATAATGTAGCAAAATATAAACTTGAATTAATTTCAAAGGATGATGAGTATACAAGATGCTATATCAAAGATCTAGACATGGCTTATTATAAAACATCAAATCTTTATAATTCTTCAGATAAACTTGAAACATTTGGTGGTATTTGTGGGTTGATTCGTTGTAAAGAATATCCTGGGTATTGTTTCTTGTGTATGACATATCATAAGCAGGAAGATGGTGAATTTAATATGCCTAATTATATAATTGATTTTTGTCCTTTATATAATAAAGAAGGCCAGATGATTTTGATTGAATATCCTCATGATGATATCTGTACTTCTATTGATAGAGGTTATAAAGATTATATGACAAATAAATGGGTTGATTGTGAACTGACATTTTGGAATCACGGTTGTTTTGATGAATTTAGAAAAAGATAATATATGATAAAGATAAATAAGACATTTTCAGGTTTGGTAACTTGTTATGATGAGCAGATGCTTTCATATTCAATTAAATATACTTGTGTTGTTGAAAGAAGTATATTTGCTCGTAATATGAAAATGAAATCTTTACATTTTAATTCTATTATTGAAGGCACAATAAGAGAAATTGTTGCTGAAAATAAAATGAAGTATTTTGTAAAAGATGTTAAAGATGAGTTCAATAAAGAACGAGATAAGTGGATTGATTTAGTAAAAACACATAAAGCTGAAAGAGAAATAAGAGACAATATTACTAGTGTTCTGATTGATAGAGCAAAAGATTTTGGATTTAATCTTATTATGTTTAGTTGGATGCCATCACAGACGTGTCATACTCTTGAAGCTGCATTAAGTTAATTATGAAACTAACTGGTAAAGCAAGAGAACAAGCAAGAATAATCATAAAGCATATTGAATCACTTGGTGGTAAACTTCAAAAGGAATGCCCAGGTGGTTCAATATATTGTAGTCTTAATGCAATACGTCAAGTTCGAATTTCAGATCATATTGCATTAAAAGGTGATATTGATCGTATTGATATCATTATTCAATCAGAAAAAAATACATTCAAATATGTTTGTATATATTATCGGAATATGGTAATATATGACAATATTGGAAAAGTAAAACAATGGATTGAGAATCTTGAATTTACTATTAAGATTGTTCTTATGAACATGGCAACAAATTCAATGGTTAATAAGAGAGATTATGAAGAAAAGATAGATAAACTTAAAAAAGAAATTACTCTTAAAGAAAATAAAGCACTTGAATATAAAAAGAAAATTGATGAATTAAATAAGATTAAAAAGAATTATGATAATGTTGTTCATGAAGCAAACATTTCAAAACAAGTAAATAAAAAACTTAGAGAAAAGGTAGTTAATTTAACTAAATATCATAATATGTGGCAGACTGTTACATCAGAAAACAATAAATTGAAAAAACAGTTAAAGCAATTTTATATTTATAGAAGTCATTTTAATGATGGTGAAGCTTAAATTAAATTTGAATTATTAATTTTTTTTAACTATTTATAATTAATGTTGATATAATATCAACATCAAAATATATTAATTTAAATTTATATAAGATGAAGAAATTTATTTTAACATTGGTCATCGCTTTTATGATGATCTTTACAGCGAATGCTCAGATCGCAACTGAGAAAAGTAATGCATTAGATAATATTAATATCGGTGTTACTGCTGGTGTTTCAACGCCTCTTGATTTTAATTCTATATTTCCACTTAATACTAATGTAGGTGTTAAGATTGGTAAGAATTTTACTCCAGTGTTTGGTATTCAGGCAGAAGGTATTGCATTTTTAAATGATAATCATTTTAGTGATATCAATACTACTGTTAAGGCAACTAATGTTGGTGGTAATTTAGTATTTAATTTATCAAATATTTTTGGTGGATATAATGGAACACCACGTGTATTTGAAATTAGTACAGTAACTGGTATGGGATGGATGCATTCATGGAATACATCAAATAATTTTCTTACTGCAAAGACTGGTTTAGATCTTACCTTTAATATTGGAAAGAAGAAGGCTCATTCAATTGTAATTACACCTGCAGTTTATTGGAATCTTAATAAGTTTGGTGATATTAAGTTTGATAAACGTGGATCACAACTTGCAGTTAATATTTCATATATTTATCATTTCAAGACAAGTAATGGAACACATCATTTTAAGACATATGATGTTGGTGCAATGAGTGATGAGATTGGTCGTTTAAATGGTGCACTTACAGAATGTGAGAGTCGTGAACCACAAGTAATTGAAAAAATTGTTACAGCTGAAACTCCTGATATGCAACAAACAGATGCTGTTGATAACGTAACAGATACTTATGTATTCTTTGCATTTGATAGTGCAGAACTTGATAATCGTGCTAAGGAAGAACTTAATAAACTTGGTGAAAATGGAATTTATGATATTGTAGCATTTGCTTCTAATGAAGGTGGTACAGAATACAACATTGCTCTTTCACAACGTCGTGCTGATGCAGTAAAGGCATATCTTGAGAATCGTGGTTGTAAGATTAATTCTGCTGTAGGTAAGGGTGTAGCGTTTGGTTTGACAACTGGCCGTGTAGCTGTAGTAACACCTATGCGTTAAGAATTTGATTTTTAATAATTTTAATATAAAGAGGATCATTTAAATGATCCTCTTTTGTTATGTTAAATTCAATATCTTTATTTATTTTTATTTATAATATAAGATATTTAAAGATATTAAATGGCAGATAATAATATTAAGAACAAATCTCAAAAGGATCTTTTAGGAGAGATAGCGAATAATACATCAGTATTTGGTAAAAAAATTAAAATACCAAGTAAGTCTGGTAATGAAAGGGAAGAGGAAGTTAATTTAATGGAAGTTGTCCTTAGAGGAATATCATCTGCATTATTTGGTAGATATGTAAAAGATCCTAATCAAATAGAAAGTATATTTAAAAATCCAAAAAATTCTATTTTTGGGAGAACATATGTTAATATAAATAATATTGCAAAAGCTGTTACAAAAACAGCTGATGGAGCTGCTTTAAGAATAACAAATCCATCTTTAGATAAATTAGATAATATTAATGATACATTAAATGAAATTAAAGATATGTTAGGTGATAATAAATCATCTAACATAAATAAAGTTGTTAGCTCATCTGATTATGCTAATAATGCAGTACAATCTTTAAAGGATTTATTATCAATAGTAAAAGATGATAAATTTAAAGAATTGGAAGAAATTATTAGTAAGCCTGCATTTAAAAATCTTTTAAAGTCAATAAATGATAATCTTTCAGGTCAATTAGATAAAAATGTAGTTAATAATGTAAATATAATTAGTAAGATTATACAAACATTATCTGAAATATCAAAAATTAATTTAAATGAATTAAAAAAATCTGAAAGAACATTAGATTTCGTTAATAAAGGATATATCAATAAAATACATGAAACACTTGAAAAGATAGATACATTATATAAAACAACAAATGATATTGATATAAGTGATCATTTATCTGCATTAAGAGATATCATTGATACAATACCAAGTATAGCTTCTTTAAGTTTAAAAGATATATTATGGAGTAGGATATCTATCAATTATTTAAATGATTTTATTAAAGATAAGATTCCTTCAATAATAACAACACTTAATGATGTGTTGAAAAATAATAGCGATCTTGGAGATAAGACAGAAAAATTAGATAAATGCATTAATTCAATTTTATCAATATTCAAATTAAATCCAAAAGATTTAGAAGATAATGAAGAAACAATAGAACTAATAAATTCTTTAATAAAAAATGATATAAGTAAACTTATTGAAACTATAAATACAAGTTTTGATAATTTAGATGATATAATTATAAGAATTAATAATATAACTACATTAATTAATAGTATTGATGATATGCAGAAAATGTTGCCATCTATAATGTCAATATTTAAAAGCATAATAAAACTATCATTTATACAAGAAGAAATTGATGCAATTAGTGTAATATTATTTCCAAATGAATTACAAGAAAAATATAAAATACATATATTTAAAGCAAAAAGAAATCATTTTAAAGAAATATCAAGAAATCTTGAAAATTTTGGAGAAATTCTTAAGACATTAAATAAAGTAAATGAAGATATAAGGACAATAAAGATTAATGATATATTAAAGATACTTACTAATGTAAACACTGAATTAGTTATAGTAAATAAACTATTTAATAAGTTAACTAAATTAGATAAGAAATACAAGACACCATTAACATTCGAAGGGTTACAACAAACACTTAATGCTTTTAATGATTATGTGATGTCTGATATAGAAGATAAGCTTAGTGATAATATTGTAGCAAAGATTGATTCAATAACTTCATTTGTTGATGCAGTTAATTCATTAATAGTAATTTTAAATAATCTTGATATTGAATTATTAGAAAGCATTGATATGTCTAAATTTTCAGGCGCCATTGAATCTAAATTAAGAGTACTTATGACGACTGTAGATTATATAAAAAATGATGTAGATATAAATGAAGATATTATAAAGAAAATCGATATTTTAGATAAGGTTATAACAAAAATTGCTTTGTTATCAAATTTAAAATTATTAGAAAATGTAACTGAAAAAAGTTTAGATGGAATACTTGGAGTAACTGATAAACTTTTAGAAATAACTAATAAATTTAAGCAGATAAAAGAAGATGATGTAAAGGGAGCAAATAAAATGCTTAATAGTTTAATGAAATTAGTCATAGGAACTACAACAGTCTTATTATTTGGAACATTAATGATGAGTTTCATTAATCCTTTATCATTAATATCATTTACTGTATCATTAGGTGCATTTATATTTGGAATATTATGGGTATATTCAAAGATAAGCAAAGATCAATTAGAAAGCTCATTTTCATCTGCTAAAGATCTCGGATTATTAATTGCTTTATCTGGAGCAGTATTAGTATTCGGATCATTATTTATGAGATTTGTTAATATAACTGAATTATTTGGATTTGCTGCAGTATTAGGATTATTCATAAGTGGAATAATTGCTATTTATTCACATTTTGCTGAAAAAGTAAAAGAAACATTTACTAGTGCATATGATTTAGGATTATTGATAGCAATATCTGGTGGAACATTAATACTTGGAAGTCTATTTTATCATTTCATTAATTGGGATGATTTAGTTGGATTTAGTTTAACATTAGGAGCATTTATATTTGGAATATTAGGTATATATGCATTCCTTAATAAATGGTTCGGAAATGCAATGAAAGGTGCAAAAGAATTTTCCACATTATTAGGTGTATCTGCAGGATTATTAATATTAGGTGCATTAATAGGAAATTGGCTTTTGGAAAACTGGAAACCTATCGTTAAATTTGGAATAATGTTATTTGCATTTGTTTCAATATTTGGGGCTGTTTGGTGTGGATTAAGCTGGATATTTAATAAGGCATTAAAAGGTGCTAAAGAATTCGCTATATTAGTTACTGTATCTGCTGCAGCAATGTTATTAGGTCCTGCACTTATTAATCTTTATGGAGGTGAATTAGGAAGTAACTATTGGGAACGATTAGGAGCAATTGCTGTATGGGGAATAGCCTTAGGTGGATTTGTTCTTATAGTTGGATGGGCATTATCATTAGCTAATAAGAATGGTAAATCATCTATATTAGGTGCATTGGCATTATCAGTTGCAATTGGTGTTGCTGCAGCTGCTTTAATTGCTGGGCCTATTTTATTATATGAATCAATTGGTAATGATTGGTGGTTGCATGTTTTTGGATTTGCTGTTTTATTAGCTGGATTCATATTTGGTATGACATATCTATTAAAATTTGTTGGTAAGAAAATTGGAGATCTTGCTTTAGGTGCAGTCGGTGTTGTTATAATAGGTGCTATAGCATACGGAGCAGCATGGGTAGTTAAAGAAATAAGCGATATGTTATTTGATGTTCATTGGGAAGATCTTCTTAATGGATTAGGTCAGATGGGATTAGTGTTTGGTGCTGTTGGTACTGTTATGGGTATAATTGGTGGCATAGTATATGGAACAGGTGGTGCTGCATTATTAATAGCTGCTGGTGGTGCTGCAGTATTAGCTACATTGGAAGGCTTAGTGTGGGGTGCTGCAAAAGTTATCAACGCTATAGCTAATTCTATGATGAATTTAGATAAAGCTGCAAAAATATTTAAAGATGGTAATAATGTTCAACCCATGATGGAAATGATTAATGCATTCGGTAATGTATTAAAATTATTATGTGATAAGGTATCTTTAAAAATGGCTGCAAAGTTACCTACTATTATGCCTGGTGTTATGATGGGTATTGGTGCTTTATCAATGATTGGTAATGTTGTTAAAGACTGGGCAAACATGTGGGTTCCAGATATTGATCCAAAAACTGGAGAGAAAAAAGGATATCGTAAATTAACTAATCCTGAAATTTCTGAAGCTATAACTAATATAGGTAACGTTATAGAAGCAATTGGGACAGCTATAAGAAATGTTATTGATGATCCTAAGAATAAAGATATGTTTGCTGAAGGATTCTTAAGTGGTAAAAGTCCATTTAGAGTCGTCATGGAAAGTTTTAAATATAGTGGTGATGTATTATCTAGTATAGCTGAAGGAATAAAACAATGGTCTAGTATGGCTATACCAAATGGATTTGATGATAAAGGAAAACCAAAAGGTTATATATCATTGAATGATGCATCATTAGGAGAAGCAAAACAAAATATTGAAAATGTTTTAACTGCTATAGGACAAGCTATATTTAACACTGTTAATGGTAAAAATGCTATTTATTTTGCGATGGGTGAGGATTCTCCAGCATTAATTGCTGCTAAATCAATTAATATCACATCACAAGCATTAATAAATATTGCTGATGTCATTAAGAAATTATCAGATAAGAAATTTTCAGAAATACTTAAGAAGATGAATAATAAGGATCCTAAGAATCCTGGTGTATTAGAATCTATCAAAGGTATAATGGAAAGTATATGTGATATTGTTGGATTGTTCTTAAAACCACAACCAGGATCTCGTAGTATTCTTGGAAAATTCTTTAAAGGAGAAAAAACATTTGCAGAACATTTGAATGATAGTATTGGTGACATCAACAAATCAGTTAAATCTATTGATGTATTCTCAAAAGATGTTATAGCAATATTGAATTCTATAACAAAGATAACTGATATAATTCAATCTAAAAAATCTGGATTAGATTTAATATCTGACACTGTTTATATTTGGCAATTAAGATTAGGATTACAGAATCTTATGGGTCTTATTGATGGTGTTATGCAGTTAGATAATAAGAAACTTACAAAAATAAATGAAAGTAAACAAAAATTTGAAGTATTTGGTCAATTTGCAAAAATTATAGATGATTTCATTAATTCTATTGTCAAGTATGATTCTACCGCTCAGACTAACTTAATTATGTTGACTGAAGGAATGATTAATCTTTATATGACAACACAATTCATTAATAAAAACTTATTCTTTAAAGAATTTGTTAATGATACTGAAAGATTCATTCAAGCTATTAACACATTAGATCTTAGCAAGATATCTTCATTAAGTCAGTTAACACAGGCATTAAATGAAATTGCAAGTAAATTTGGAAATTTAGATGAACTTACTGATGCATTAGCAAATAAAGTTACTGTTGTATTATTAGAATTAGTCAATCAGTTAAGAACTGCAGAAGCAGTCATTAGAAATGCTCATGAACTTCAGGAACGTAGAAAGAAATTAATTGAAAGCAATATTAAGAAGGTTAAAGAAATAATGAGTCAACATATGATTGTTGAAATTGGTAAGAAAGAAGAACCTGAACAATTATCATCTGGTGCTCCTGGTACAATAAAATATCCTGGTGAAACTAATACAGGAGGTGGAAGTGGAAATACAACAGCAGAATTAGAATCTCCAGAAACACCAAATCAAGGAGCTGGTGATGCTGAAAAGGAAAAGATTAAAAATGGTGTAGGTAGTGCTAAACCATTGACTGCTGATGAATTTGTAAACTTAATGAAGAAACACATGAGTGATAGTATTTGGACATCATAAATTAATATTATATATAGAGGTGAGATATTTTAATTTATACTATAAAGAAAATAAAATCAATTCACATCCTTTGACTAAGGAAGAATTAGACAACATATTTAATAGTGGTAAGAAAATAATGAAAAACAATTCAATAACAAAAGAAGTTATTGAAATACCATTAGATGAAATAAAAATAGTTAAGACAATACTTATATAATATGTTAGCATTAAAAGGTAGACAAGATGGATTTAGGTTATTGTTTCCTAAGCATTTCTTACATGAAACAATAGAAGAAAAGTATACTAAGATTCTTAAAGATAAACATAGTTATTTTTTAGATCCTATTGATTTCATTAATGAGACTATTCAAAGAGTTGAAGTGTTAGGATTTCAGAATGCCACAATACAACAAGACCAGTCTTCACGTGGAGACCAGCCATTGATTAATCCAAGACGTGTTAAAGAAAATGATTTTTTATATCCTCAGGCGCCATTCTCATATCGTTCTGAGGTTTCTCCTATTGCGTTGACAGATATGACTTTAAATGTAGAATTCAAACATACATTAGGTTATTTAAACTATTTCATCATCTTTGAAAATTTTTGGTATATGTATTCAAGAGATACACAGACAAAAGAAATCAATGATTATTTATATGTTGATATTTTAAATGAAATTGGTTCTGTATATTCAAGAATTAAACTTATGCATCCATTGATTAATGCTATGGATATGTTATCATTTGATTATACTCAACCAGTTGCACAGTCACAAACATTTAAAGTAGAATTCAAATATTCAGATTTTGATTTTGAATTCTTACAAATAGATGAAAAATAAAATGTAAACAATTATTACTAAAATCTTCGATAACGACTTAGATTCTGCTTCTAAGATGTTAAAATTTACTTGATATATAGTTTTATATATTTAAATTTTTAACATCTTAGAAGCAGAATTTTTAATTAATTTTTTAATATATATTCAAAATTTTGTAAATTTATTTTATATATTCTATTTTATTTTATAAACATAAAAAAATAATTAGTAATATATGGAGAAAAATATTAAATGGTGTTCAATACAACCATTGACTGGTGGTATGTACTTAGGTACAGAAAAAGTAATTGGACACCCAGCAGAGTTTATATTGTCTTACCCTGGATTTGGTGATACTGTAACTGATAAAGAAACTAATGAGGTTGTTGGTTGTGGAAATGAATATCACTTAATGACTTATTTGAATAAAGTGAATCGCCGACCAGAATATAAAGTGTTTAATCGTAAGCCATTCCAGAATGATGATGATATGAATCCTGAAATATTGAATCATAGTCTTTGGACATTGAATCCTGATAAAGAATTAGATTATTCGAACATGGATTTATGTGTAGCTGTACCAGTATGTTCAGGATTATCAACAGCTACGAAAGGATCAAAGGAAGCATTAGAAGCAAGAAACTGTAATATGATATGGATTGCTAAATATGCATTAAGAGTCATTCAACCTAAGATTTATATATTTGAGAATGCACCAACATTTATGGGTATTCGTGGAGAATATATAAGAGTTAAATTAGAAGAGCTTGCAAAAGAAAACGGTTATTCAATAAACTATTATAAGACAGATACAAAATATCACGATAACTGTCAGACACGTAAACGTACATTCATAATATTCTATAAGAAGGATTTTGCTCCTAAGATGGAGTTTGAAAGAATTGAGACAACACTTAAAGAATATTTTGATAGAATTCCAAAAGATGCAATTAATAAAGATGGTGATTTGAACATGGAATTTGTTAACTGTGTAAATCATTATATTGTAGGATATCTTAAAGATAAGTTTGGAGAAAATTGGAGAAATGAAGTTGGTGATGATATATTCAAATATATAATTAAGAATAAACTTTGGAATGATATATTAGATTATACTGCAAAATATGAGAGTATATGGCCTAAGAGAAAAGAATACATGATTCACTTTGTTGATCATTTCAATTTTAAGATGTCTCAAGGAAAGGGTGTCTATCATTCATTGCCAAGATTATTGAAAGAAGATGGTATTTGTCCTGCTGTAATGTTTAAGATGGTTCAAAGTTGTATACATTATGACGAAGACAGATTATTGAACATAAGAGAACTTTTGCATTTGATGGGTATGCCACATGATTTTGAACTTCAAGGCGACAAATATAGAGGTTATGCACAGATTGGTCAAAATGTTCCAGTTCGTACAACATATTGGATTATATCTGAAGCATTACGAGCATATGAACGAGATAACGACTTGGATGAAAAGAAATCAGTAAGATTCTTTGATAATATTAAACAATCAGAAATTAAATACGAACATTAATATGAACATTATATTTTATATAATTGGTGCAATATTTATTTTTGGAATATGTTTATGGGTATATGAAACTTATAATGCACCAGAGGTACCACCAGAAAAAGATTTTTAAATTAATATTAAATTAAATTAATAATATGTTATTATCAAAAATTGGTTATTCATATAACGATATAACAATCGTTCCTTCAACTATTTCAAACATTAATTCTAGATCTGAATGTGATCCATTTATATGTAATCTATTTTCAGAAAATAAATTCCTTCCTATATTTGCTTCTCCAATGGCAAGTGTAGTTAATGAAGATAATTTAGACACGTTTTTAGAAAATGGAATAACACCAATATTACCAAGAAACATTGATTTTGAGATTCGTAAGAAATTAATGAATGAACAGACTTGGGTAGCATTATCATTAAAAGAATTTGAAGATCTTTTTATAAAAAATCATAAAGATAGAATTGGCGATTTTAGAACACATTATTTCGTTGTTATAGATATTGCTAATGGTCATATGAAATCATTATATGAAAAATGCATTACTGCAAAATTGAAAGCAAGGGCTAATGATTATAAATTGACTATTATGACAGGTAATATTGCTAATGCAGAAACATATAAATGGATATGTAAGAACGCTAAATATATTGATAATGAAGGATATTATACAACTGCTGTAGATTTTATTCGTGTTGGTATAGGTGGCGGTTCAGGATGCATCACTACGAGTAACTGCAGCATCCATTACCCTCAGGCATCATTAATTCATGAATGTAAACAGATTAAAGATAAATTTGAAAATAAATCCGTAATAAAATATCCTGCAATTGTTGCTGATGGTGGAATAAGGAATTATGATCATGTAATCAAAGCATTAGCATTAGGTGCAGACTATGTAATGATTGGTAGTCTATTTGCACAATGTATTGAATCTGCTGGTAAAAAGACAACTAATAAAGAAAAGATTAGATTAACATACCCATTAGAAAGATATAAAAACTTTAAATTAGTAAATGATAATTGGTGGGGAACATATACTGAAGAGTTTATTGAAGAAAACATAAAACCTTGGAAGACTTCAATGGATAATATGAAAGCAAATGTTAATCTTGGAACATTATCACCAAATGATACAGAATATAAATTAGCAGTTCTTAAATATGAAGAAAAACTTAAAGAACTTCATGAATTAAAATTCATAGGACATATTGATGTAAAATTCTTTGGTATGGCTTCTGCAGATGGACAGAAATCTATGAATGGTGAAAAGACTAAAACAGCTGAAGGAATTACAAAATGGTTACCAGTAAAATATACATTATCAGGATGGGTTGAGAATATGATATCTTATTTAAGATCTGCAATGTCATATACAGATTGCAAGAAGTTAAAGGAATTCATAGGTAAACCGGAATTGATTGTAAATAGTATATCTGAAATACAAGCAGTAAATAGATAGTAACTTTGTTACTATCTATTTTTGAATTTTATTTGAAAAAATCTATATTTATATATAATTTAAAAACATAAATATGTATAGTATAAGTTTTGAATATAAGCCAGACCAAGAAGTATATTTTATTTACAAGAACTATGTGAAGAAAGGATATGTTCAGGAAGTATCTATAAAAGTAGATTATATTGATCATGAAGGATATTGTTCTCCTAATATTCAATATAAAGTTAATGAGCAATGGTATGATGAATCAAAATTGTGGGATAATAAGAAAGATGCACAATTTTGGTTAGATCATACATTATGCTATAATAAAGAACTTGATTTGACTTCAGATACTGCAATATGGGAAAATATTGATAATTCAAATATTAAAGTAAAAGTTTTAAGATTATTTGAAAGAATAAATAATAAGCATCCTTGGAAGAAAATGAAGGTTGCTGAGATATTCTATTTTGACAAAAAAGGAAAAGGAAAATTCAGATTTGTTCCTAAAGAAGACATACAATTTGTAAATGAAGAAAACGAGTTTACAAAAGAAACAAAATATGGGTTAATGAGAAGATTTGGACAATATTATGTTGAAGACGATATATATAATTTTGTATGTTATGATGGAATAAAATATTAATTAAGAATATGAGTGTATTTAAAGAAAAGATTAAGATTATTTGGAATGTAATTAAAGCTAAGCAATATTTCTTTGCTGCATTACCATTTAGTGATATTGATGAAAATGTTTCAGCATCAAAAATTTGTTGTATTGTATCTGATGATAGTATGCCTATTTTTATGAGTACAGTATCAAAAATGGCAAATAAGATTCATAATGATGTTGAAAATAAGTATTCACTAGAAGGATCTATTATTAGAACACGAGATGAAGCTGTTCAATTATTAAAAGACGGAGTACAGATATTTGTATCATTATCTAGTAATCTTAAAGATGGATATTGTAATGTAGACCATGATTTAGAATATTCTTATAAGTATCGTAAAGGAATTCTATATGAAGTTAATGATAAGAATAAAGAAAAAGAAATTTCTTGGTCTTATTTCAGTAGCACATGGCATGATTTCGTTGAGAATAAGAAATATGTGTTCTATAAGAAGTTTTATGTAAAGAAGTAACATTTAAAATCAAATAAATATGAACAGAGAAGAAATCATTTCAAAGATTAATGAATTACATCAGTATTCATCAAATATTTCTAAGTATAACAGAATACTGAAGGAAATTCCAAACCGTGAAGATGAAATTAATAATTGGATTGCTCAGGATACTGAAAAGATTAAGCAGATTCAA